AACCCTGAACTTCATTTCTGTAGTTCAGGGTGTATAAAAAATTTGGTTTATTTTTAGGTTAAAAAATTATTCAAAATTATATCCGAACTACATGACTGCATACGCTCATACCAACAAGTTTCTTGTTGTTGACCAAAGACCATATGTTTTATTGTAGTTCTCATTGTTTCTAATATATAGTTCAAAGATAGTAAAAATCTTTTAGTTGTCAAATTATTTTTTTTAACTATTTATGAAAAGATGAAAACATTGAGACAAATTATTAAGGAAAATTTATTAGTTGAGAAAAGAATAACTCAAGTTAACGCATCTTTAGAAGTTTTATTTGTATTTGATGTGAATAGAACCAGTCATGCGTTCGATAGAGATACTAGAGATGATATTGAAGGATATAACATAAGGCCGATTGTAAATGAGGAAATCAGAGAGATTATCAGTACGGTGACAAAACAAATATCCGAAAAAATAGTAACAAGAGAAATTGTGCCTGAAGAAGATTTTGTTGTAAAATCTTTAAAGTGGGAATTGGCAATGGCGATAACTCCTGTTCATATAGGAGGAACTTATTGGCAACTAATCATCAAAACCGTATTCAGAGAATCAAGGTTTAACCCTTTTAGAGTTGGTAAAAATCAATTGGTTATTTATTCTGACATCTAATAAAAAAGGGTAACACTAGTATCTAAATCGTTCCCGTGTTACCCAGTTTGTAATCGAGCTTGTGTATCTAAATCGTGCTCCTCAATCACAATACAAAGATACAAAAATATTTTGGTTTACAAAATCTATTATATCTTTTTTTATAAATATTGTACCCCAAGTCGGACTCGAACCGACATGACTTAAGTCATATGTTCCTAAAACATACGTGTCTACCATTCCACCATCGGGGTATATATCACATCAGACAGGCATTCTACTTCCAGCACCGAGAAATTGTATCTAACTTAGCCCATCTCACCGCTGTGAGGGTACCTGAAGATATGACATTGTGATTCCATCAGGACTCGAACCTGAAACCCCAATCTTAGAAGGATTGTGCTCTGTCCAGTTGAGCTATGGAACCAAATTTCCCCACCTGAAATCCCAGTGAGTAGATATTCACAGTTTTTCTTCTTGAAAAACCCAACGCGTCTTACCGCTTAAAACGTCAAACATACTCGGTGATGTTGTTACGACCATTCTCCGAGACCCCCTCTTAAGGCCGTGGTAGGAAACAACCATAACATCTTTAAAGAACGTTACCAAACTTGATGAGTACTTCTAACTCATTGTACCAAGGGAGGGACTCGAACCCTCACGGCCGTTACTGACCAAGGGATTTTAAGTCCCTCGTGGCTACCATTACACCACCTCGGTATTGTTTAACAAAGATAGTGAATATCTTTAATAAAGTCATAAAAAAACCCCGAACTTTTTTAGTCGGGGTTTTAATTATAATAATTATTTATTAATCATTAAAACTTTCCTCGTAATAAGTATCGCTTGCGTTATCTTCTATATTTTCTGTATGAACCAATTCAATTGTCATATCATGAAAGTTGAATATAAATTGTCCATCAGAACCTTCATTAATTTCCCAACCACTATAGTTATCACTAAGTTCTCTGTAACACCAATCTTCAATTGCCGCTGGAACTCCATCACCTGTTTCATTAAAACTACTTTCAAGATATCCTGAATCACCAGAACCATTATATGTTACTATTAAAATCCCATCGTCAGGAATTGTAAGGTCTTCTAAAACTCCGCTTTCTTCCCAATGTTCAAATAATGATTTTCCTTGTTCATCCTCCCAAGTAACTGAACTACCCTCTCCTCTAGTATAAAAAGACCACCAACGAGTAAAACTAATTTTTTTAGAATCTACGTCAATGTCGTATTCAAGTCTTTGATAATTCGTATCATCATTATCAGGTTCTCTAATTAAATTATTATCATCGCAATACTTCATAATTTTTTGAAGTATTGGAATTAATCCTGATGGGATATCTGCATTGTAGTTATTGGTAAAATGAGTTATGTAATCCCAATCAACATTGTCATATTCAAATTCCTCTTGATTATCCATATCAATTTCAATGTTGCCGTCTTGCATTCCCATTGAACCTAAGTAATTGGATATTCTTCTTAAATATTGTTTTTCTTCTGGTGTTAAAATTCCTTTCATACTTATAAATATCAGTCGTTGAACTCTAGTTTAATTGTTTTTAACATCCATTGAGGACGTTGGTTTGTTGATACGTTATTTATCCATTCTTTGGCAGATGGAATGTAGTTATTACAATCCTCTTTTATATGTTGTTCTCCAACATATCTGGTGTAAACAGTAGTTCCGTCACTATTTTTGAATTCAGTACCAAATCTTTTTTCCATCTCAAAAATACCTTCACTATGATGTCTAAACATTCTATGAAGTGAATCCCCAAACCATCCTTTGGTTTCATCTAACCATTCGTGTAAATGAATGTAGTCCTCAGGTTTTCCACCAAATTTTTTGGCGGATGATTTTGCATGTAAGTTAGGGTGTGCCATTATAAAAATTTCTCTTGTCTTCTTCTAGCTGTTTCAGCATCTTTATACCATCTAATCCAAGTTAAGGATACATCAATTGGTGCCAACACCCAAGCCATTACCATCACCATAATAGTATCCAATTCAGGAGACCCACCTGTTGGGTCATCACTATACCTTTTGTTAAGGTTTTTAAATAATTGATAAAAACAATATATTACACATACAAGGTAATATCCAATAAACATACTCATAAATAAAAATTTTTGAGCCCCCTGTCGGAATCGAACCAACGACATCGAAATTACAAATTTCGCGCTCTGGCCTGCTGAGCTAAGGGGGCCTTTTGTTGGAACTTTAAAAGGTATTCCAACTGATGGTTTTATTCCTTACCATACCACGATTCACGAGTTGTAAGACCCTAATCGCTGATACCCTTCTAATGCTTACACTTCAGGTATCTAGTGAGCGGTAGACAGGGTTCGAACCTGCGACCTCGTACTTGGAAGGAACGAGCTCTACCAACTGAGCTACTACCGCAATGGAGTGCAGTGGGAGGTACCTTCCCTGTGGTTACTACACATTTTATCCACTTTGCGGTCCCGACGGGATTCGAACCCGTATCTCGCACCGTGACAGGGTGGAATTGTAACCATTCAACCACGGAACCGTGTATGGGGAGTTTCACCCCAAACTTTTTACTGAACAAAGATATGATTATATTCTGATATTCTTTGCTTCAATTTGTTAACATATTGTGGGTCCTCAGCATAAACTTTACCAAGTAATACAAAATATTGTTTTTTTGTCATATCATTACGTGATTTTAACATGTGGTCTTGCCACAATGAGTAATCATACACGCTATACCCCCAATCTTCGTACTTTGAGTAACCACTTTGGGTTACCCCAATTTTTGCGGATTCTCTTTTAGTAGGAACTTTCATTCCAAAAAGATTATTAGCTGATTTGAACAACTTTGATGTAAACTCTCCTGATTCTAATATAGCTTGTGCAAACACAATATCAGGAAATTTTATACCATACTTAATTATCTGCTCATACAAACTTTCTTTTGAGATACTCTCTTGAGTATTTGATTCAATCTGTACTTGCTTCTCTTGTGCTTTGGTTGCCATTGTTCCTAACAATAACATCCCAGTCAATAAGAATGTTTTTAACTTCATTTTTTTCTTTTTGTCTGTTTATGCTTCAGGATTACTCCATCCACGATACTACAACATTGGAATTTATTTCCACCCACCTCACTTGTTATAATTTAATTAAACCGTCATGTATTTCAGAATGACAATTAGAACATACTAATATACACTTTTTTACCTCGTCTTTTAGTTTATCAAAACTAAAGCTTTTACCTGAGATTGAAAAGTCTTTCTCTTCAGGATTTAGATGATGAAACTGTAAAGCCCTGTTACATTTTTTATATCCACATAATTCACACTCACCACCTTTATATTCAATCAGTCTTTGTTTTGTTCGTTTTCTCCATTCAATAACCGCCTCAGTTTTTGAAACTGTTTTACCTTTATTTTTTGTTACAACATATTTTAAAACAGTACTGGTTGCATGTCCTTTTAATTTTGCAACTTTTTTTACCGAACCAATTTCATTATAAAGTCCTTGTAATTCTATTTTTTGTTCTTCCGTTAATCTATCACTATGTCCTGCAACTTTGTTGAGTTTACAGTGATACGATACTGTCGACATTGCGCAATTTAATTCTTTACAAATTTCTTTATAGGTTTTACCCTGACTTCTTAACTCCATTATTTTTTCGAAGTATTTACTCATGATTAACATTATTTGTTAATATAAATATAATAAATATTCAAAAAATAAAGCTGACACGGTAGGATTCGAACCTACGTTGGATTTTACTCACCAGATTAACAGTCTGGACCATTCGGCCTCTATGGCAACGTGTCAATAATGTAGGGTAACCAAGACTCGAACTTGGATGATGTCCACGTCCCAAACGTGGAGGCTTAGCCAATTAGCCCACTACCCTATATTTTATTTCATTTTTATATGTCAAAGAACCCCCGTAAATAAAAAAACCCTGAAGGATAAGTTCAGGGTTTAAATAATTGGCTATAATATTGTTACCAACCACTCGCTTCTGAACTTACGCATATAGTGCCCCCATCTCCATTAGGAGTTGTCGGCGTGTCTAAATTTGTATTTGTGTTCATCGTTTTCATAGTGCAATATTACAATAAATATATCCAAAGTCAATTAAAAGATTATAAAGCGAGACTACCTCTTAAATAATAGTCATTTGTTGCATTCAAGTTAGCTCTTAAACTTGGGTCAGGATATGTACTGTAAAGTCTATAAAGACCTTTAGGAAGTCTATTTCCTTGGTAATTAATAACATGACTCAAGACAACATTGTTCATAGTATATGACCAACCTTTAATCCAACCATTAGTTATAAGAGCCCCTGTTGTAGCATTTTTTTGATAAGACCATACTGTTTTTAGTTTTTTAGTATCGTTATTCATTGCAGAAACTGGAACTAAAATGGTAATCCAAGCCATCCCAACAGTTGTATTTTTTGGTATTTTAATTGTCTCAAAACAATAAGCCAACTTAGGGTTACCATATGAATCAACACCACCACTTGTTTGTGGAATGTTAGATTCAATTATTGATGGAAGTGTTCCGTTATTCCAATACGGCATATCAACATAGTTTTGATATGTGTATTTCCAAGCATCCGCATTAACACCAAAAAATCCTGTAAAGTTAAAACGATATAATGGGGTTTTTGGAAGACTTAATAAATAAGTCTTAACTGTTTGGAATTTGGTAATAGGTTCAACAAAAATATAGGCCTTATTTGCCGTTACAGGTGTTGACATCACTCTCATATTTGACGATTCGCTCGTTACTGTAGAGGTTGGTTCGCTCGTTACCGCTGAAGTGGGTTTAATTGGGTCATAGACATCTTCTTTTGTACAAGAGACAAATAATACCGATGTTGCGAAAATTGCGAGAAATAATTGTTTTAGTTTCATATGTTATTTTTTTACAAAGATAGTAAAATAATTTGATTTTGAAAATTATTTACAGATATTTATTGTTATGATGATAGACAATAATATTACGTGTCTTTTGGGAATTAACCAAAAATATGAGAACTCGGGAACGTTGAGATGTGGAAAACCTCGAACCATAAACTATTGCTAAATCATTAGGATATTTGAAAGGGGTCGAAGTTCGTCCCCTTTTTTGTTTTTATCATCCAAATAAACTATGTTTGTAAAAATTGGATAAAAATGAGTACGGTATTGGTATTAAATTATGATTACACCCCCCTAAATGTTACAACTACAAGGAGAGGGTTTGTATTGGTGGATAAGGGTAAGGCAGAGGTCGTTAAATCAGATGAATCACCTATTATGACTAGTTATAAGATATACATACGCCCTGTAATCATCCGACTTTTAAAATATATCAAATATCAAACAAGAGGATTACGAGCTAATAGAACAAGAATATATAAAAGAGATAGCCATGAATGTGTTTATTGTGGGTCAAAAAAGGATTTGACATTAGACCACGTTTTACCTAAATCAAGAGGTGGTGGAAATGAATGGACCAATCTTGTAACATCTTGTTTTAAATGTAACCTTAAAAAAGGTAATAAAACACCTGATGAAGCTAAGATGATGATGAAACATAGACCCTTTGCTCCAACATTAATCAATGAAAACGTAGGAATGCAAAAAATTTGGAATGATTATCAAAAATCATTTGTTTATTAAAGAATTTTATTAAAATTACAATTATGACAATAGAAACTAAATTAAGAGGATTTTTGGTGTTATCAATTTTAATACTATTATGGGAAACAGTTATGTGGAATAATAGTATCATAACCGTGAAAGAACAAAAAGCAACAATAAACAGTTTAACAAATATATCTGATAGCCTTCGTGACGAATCATTTATTCATTTTGTTGAAGCTGGTAGATATGAAATGGCTTTAGAAATTTATAAAGACAAAAATCCTAAGGCGGTTGAAGAAATCGAATTAATAAAAACAACACAAACAGAATAAAATGCAAGAAGTAAATTATACAAATCCAGAAAAAGCGGGGGAAGGACAAAATCCTCAAGACCTAATTAACGCATCTTTAATTTTCGCAAGAGCTTTAGGGCTAATCTTAAAGGATGGCGAAGGTATTGTAGTTGATGTCGTAGGCAATATTAATTTAGGTGAAGAAGTTAAAAAAGTGATTGTATTCGAACACAAAGACCAAGTACATATTTATAAGTGTGAAGAAGATTTGGTTGAAGGAACTGCGGTAAACATGTCCACAAATGAAAAAGACCCTGAAACGACTGAAGTGGTTGAGGAGTCATAATTTTTTTTATTAAATGTTGTGGGTTTAAATTAAAATCACTACATTTGTAAAAAATAAAATACATGAATATAGGACAAGATTTTCAAAACTACTACGTAAAACATTTAGGTAAGTCTTCATTAGACATACACAACTTTTCAAACCATATTGAGTCTTCTATGACTCCATATATTCTTGAAGAAAGGGAATTAAGAGCTACTCAAATTGACATCTTTTCAAGATTAATGAGAGATAGAATTTTATGGGTTGCAGGTCCTGTTAATGACCATATGTCAACTATTGTTCAAGCTCAATTAATGTTCTTGGATTCAAACGACAAAGCCGATATTACAATGCATATCGATTCTCCAGGTGGAAGTGTTAAATCGGGTTTATCTATGGTTGATGTAATGAATTATATCGCTTGTGATATTAAAACGATTAATACAGGTATGTCGGCGTCTATGGGTTCTGTATTATTAGGAGCTGGTACTAAAGGTAAAAGAAGTTCATTAAAATTCTCAAGAACTATGTTACATCAATCTTCTGGTGGAGCTGGTGGCAATATTCAAGACGCAAGAGTTTCGTTTAAAGAGTGGGAAAAAATAAATGATACTTTATTTGACTTATTGGGAGAATATTGTGGCAAAACTGCAGAACAAGTTAAACTTGATGCGACTCGTGATTTATGGTTGGATAGCCAAGAAGCTTTAGATTATGGTATTATTGACGAAATCGTTAAAACAAAAAAGAAGGGTATTTAACCCTTCTTTTTTTTAGACTTTAGAACACCCCCTTTTTTCTTTTTGTTCACCAGTTTATGAAAATAACTTTTTTAAGGTTATTTTGGCATTAAGTAGTCGCTACTGATGGTGTTAATGCTTTTTTACCAGCATCTAATAAACCACCGAGACCACCTCCACTAGAAATATCAGTTTTTAACTTACCATAAACATCTGAAGCTTTATCGTTAATTTGTCCAAAAAGACTACAAACAGTAGAACTAAGTTGTTTTTCTAAACTTTCAATAAATTTATAATCTTTAACCGCTCCACCTAAGGCATTTCTAATAAAGGTATAACCTTGACCTGATAATCCCTTTTCTCTTTGAATCATCATGGCAACAGCCTCAGTTAACGATTCCGCAATTAATTTAGTTAACTCTTCACAACTTTTAAGTGCTTTTGCAAGTCTTAACGGATTTGAAGTTATAAATGAAACTAAGAAATCTTTAAAATATCCACCAAGTCCTATTGAACCTAAAAGAGAATTAACTAAAGGTTCAACAATTGTTTGAGCAATACCTCCTAATGAATTTCCAAATATTTTACCTAAAAAATCCCATACTTGTTCATTCATTAAACCTTGTTCTTCAAGATATCCAAATTCTTCAAAAAGAGCGTAAGCCATTTTTTGTTGCTTTTCCTCAGATAATGTTTTGAATTTTTTGATATTATCTTTCGATTCAATAATCATCATGATTCTACTTTCAACTAATTTTTGTTCAATTAAAAGTTTCTCTTTTCTTTCTTTGGTCTCTAAAATAGACTTTTTTATTTCTTTTTTTAACATTGTCTTTTTTTTACTGTATTCTCCATTTAGAATCGCTACCATATGACGTTGGGCCACCTTCTTTAACACCTCTAAGAATGTCAACGTAATTGTCAATCTTACTTAAAACTCCACCCCACTTACCATTGAATTCATTTGCACATGCCTGAACTTTTTCTTTCATTGGTTCGAATGAGTTAGGTTGAATTCTTTTCTTAGTAACATAAGCTTTGTAATACGCCTCAATAGTATCTCTACAATCTCTTTTACTTGATGGAGTTTGACTTGAAACGGAACTATTAAATTGTGCTTCAATACTAGAACCATTTGCTCCCACAACATTTTCAGGTGGGAAGTACATTACTAAATCTTGAGAGAAATATCCTTCACTTGCAGGACTAACAACTCTTGAGCTCCATGTCTTTGCTTCTTCAGGGTCTAATTCTTTTCTTAATTTAGCACCTTGTGCTTTCCATTTTTCAATTGTTTTGGTTTGGTCAGGAGTTAATCCTCCTGTAATTCCACTACCAGGAACACTTCTATATAATGTTACACCATTAACAACTTTCTTTTCAAACATTAATGGATTCTCTAAATTTTCACGAGTAGTTTTAATGTCTTTAGCTTCTTGCCATCCACCTTCTTGTTGTACCAAAGAAGTGTCAGCTGCGTTTGCCGCTTGTTGTTGAGCCACCTGTGCAGCTGTCTGTGCAGCTGATGCCGCCATTTGAGCAATTTCATCACACTTCCATTTACCTGACTTGGAGCCGTCTTTGAATTTGTAATTCATGTCAGCCGTGAAGTCTACTGTTTTACCAGTTTTAGAAGTTGCTCTGTAAACATATTTTGATTGATTTGCGTTTGTTAAAATTTTACCATTTTTAAGACATCCTGCAGTAATTGCTTTACGTAATTTTACTAAATCACTTGTAACATCTAAGGATATTTTTTTCTCATCTTGTTCTTTTAATGACTTGTGCATTGACAAGATTTCTTTAACTTCTGATTCGCTTATTAAATTATTTTTCATATTAAATTAATTGTTTAAAACATCGTCAACACTGTCCGCATCAACTTGTGTATCGAATTCGTCTTTAGGTGTTGTTGTTGTTGTTGTTGTTGTTGTACATATTTTAGTTACGTCAGTATCTGTAAATGTTGTGAATCCTTTACCACTTAAAGCAGCTAAAGTTTTTGGTCCAAATTTACCGTCAGTAACTAATCCTAAACATCCTTGTACTTTAGCAATTACATCAGACTTACATCCTTTTTGATAAGTTCCTGAACATGGTTTATATCCACCACCACCTCCACCAGTTTTCTTTTTACCGTCGTCAGTCTTGGCCTTTTCTTGTTCTTCAGGTGATACTAAAACCTCACTATCCTCTATCATACCTTCAATAGGTCTTGTAAATATTTTCCACTCATCAGGGTCATCAGTTAAATTATCTAAAAATTCAAATAAACCTCCTGGAACTTTCTTATCAACAGAACAAAGGTCAGCGATTGATTCAATTTTTGCTAATTCTGCAGCAATTGTATCTTCATCATCATTCCAAGTTCCTTTAGAATCCTGAATAGCATAAGCGATACTACGAATATCACCATTAGACATTTTTTTAACAAGTTTGTTAGCACCTGGTGCTTTACATACTTCCATTAACCTTTTAAATCCTTCAGCATTACCATCTTTATTAAATGCCCAAGTACCTAACAAACCAATACCTAAACCAGCTAAAGCTCCTATTGCCGTTCCAACAATTGGAATAGGTATTGCCGTACCCATAGCAGCTCCAGTCGCAATTGAAGCTCCTAAAGTTGTTCCTGCAGCGGCTGCCGCCCCAAGTCCAGCACCTAATGCGGTTGAACCCGCAGTATTTAATGAAACTTGTTCTAAAATTATTTGTCTGTTTTCATTCAAAGTTTTTGATGAATCATATTTCATCATTAACTTCATTTTTTCTAAAGCCTCTTCAGGGCTATATTTTGGTTGTACCATGTGATGTATTTTATATTATAAATATGTGAGTTTTACCAAATTTTGTTTGCTGCTCCACGAGTAAGTCCAGTTTCCCATTTTTCACCCGCAAGTCCCAATTTATTTGCTTTACCTCTTGTTAATGTATATGTGTCAGCCCACTTTGGAACTGAACCTCCTCCACCACCTGTTGATGGTGATGAAGCTGCAGGAGCGTCTTGTTCTCCCATTTCTCCTTTACTGTCTTCGTTAGTGTGCTTCTTAAAAAAATCAATAAGGAAATCTACGTCTAATATCATAGTTATAAATATTTTGTAGTTTGTAAAAAAAAATATTATATTTGCGATATGAAAAAACTCTTTTTATTATTACTCGTTTTAGTCTTATCGTCCTGTGAAAAATATGTCACAGAAATTAGTGACCTTACTCTTAGTGGGGAATATGTAGTAACTGAAGTCCAAGTTATTAATTCTAATGGTGGGTTAGTCCAAAATTATAGTTTTGGGGAGACATATTCTAGTAATTCATTACCACACCCATTTAATAAAATAAAGACAAATCACTTTAGAATTCATTTCACATATTCAGAAGTCTATATGAGTAAAGAAGTTGAGTTAGATAATAATATATGGGATTGGGAATATGGTCGTAACAAACCATATTCAAACAAAGGTATTCTTTATGACAGAATCCCATACAGTTATAATTCCTATGATTTAGGTAAATTTGATTTTAATTATATCCCTAAAAATGAATTGTCTTACCGCAGAATTATTTTTAACGTTATAAGTGATTTACCAGAGTCTTTACATTTATCAGGGTTGGAACATGCCCCTCAAGCGCAAAATGGACCTCATTATACTTTGGTGTTAAAATTAACAAGAGTGGGTCCTTAATAGAACTCACTCTTTGGTAATGCATCTGGATTAATAGTATAATATTCGTTCAAGAATATAATTAACTCTTCCTCATCTAACTCAATCTTATCTTCTCCTTCCAAGATTTCATCATCTGCGAAATCGTCGTCAAAAAAATCAAATGATTCTGACACAAGGTCAAATCCATAATCTTCAACATATGTGTAGTCAATGTTGTCAGTTCTTAATACTTCCTCACTATCCTCAATTGTTCTAAATGAAACATCCAAAACATTTGTGCTTGGGTTTAAGAAGTACGATATAATTTCTTTAATTTCCATAATAAGTTAATTTATAAACAAATATGCTTAAACATAGCGAAAGTCATAAATTTTATCAAGAAATATTATTTTTATTTTTTATAATAAAAAACCCCTCGATTAGGAGGGGTTTGTTATTAATTGTATTTGTTAAATCTGTTAAACATTTCCATAATTTTGTTTTTCTGAGTTTGAAACGACTCTTGTAAGTCTTCATCAATTTCACTCCAATCAGTATCACCAAAATGAGATTTAATATCTTCCCATGAACTCATCGCATCTAAACCTTCATAATCTGATGGGTCAAATTCATCATCGTCAAAATCCTCTCCCTTATCTTTAGCGTCTTGTTGTCTTTTCATCTTTTTCCACGCATGTGGTGGTAAATATTGTTCGTCAGTTTCACCTTCATATGAAAACTCTTGATAAGGTCCTGCTTTACCTGGTCCTTCACTATCAAAATCAAATGCTGGGTCCATATCACTATAAATGCCTTGAGAACCTGAAATATCTACTTCATCAATTTCGTCAGAAAATGCGGATTCCATTGTTTCATATTCTTTTACAGGGTAAACAGAATCTGGTCCATTTGATTCAAAATCGTATGCTGGTTCAACATTATCAACGTCCATATCATCAGAATTTCCACCTTGTTCATCCATTTCTGCACTATTCAAATCTTCAAATCCATCATCTTCATTATCAGGGTCTTCAAAATTGTCATCGTAGTTTACGTAATCGTCTGATTCGTCTTCTTTGTATAAATTTTTGTGCATTCCTTCAAATGTATCTACATCATTACCACCACCTTCAACATAGTCAAAATCACCATGTTTTAAGTTAAGGTCTCTAACTTTATAAATGTCATCTAAATGTCCTGTTTCTTCTTCTAATCCATCCATTAAAGTTGCGTCCCAATCAGAATCATCTTCTTCTGACATACCATCTTTATATCCACACTCCATACACTCACCTTCGTACATGTCTCCTCCACATTCACACATAGATTTTTTAGAAGTTTGTTCATTAATCCCCATGTTTGTATATTTTTTAACTTCACCTTTATTATTAACTACCAATCCTTCTTTGTCTCCAGCGAAATCATATACAGTTAATGGTTGAGTATTTGATACTTGCGGTTGCATTGTTTGGTAACCGTTGTATACACTTTTATGTTGGTCTAAGATATCTGACTTTTCAGTTGCAGATAATTGACCTAATCCAAAATAACCTCTCATAATAATATTTTTATTATAAATAGTTTGAAATTCTTCTTTTTTTAGTTTGACTATATTCTGAACTAATTCTATACTTTAAAACATAAAGGGGGAGTCCATCTTCATTTTGATAGTATCTTGGTAATTTACTTATCGCCTTCATTTTGGACTTCTTCCTTTTTTTTTATTATGACAATTTCAATCGACGATATTAATGAACAAGCAGAAGGAGCCGTCTTATTAGATGGTCTTAATGATGCAATCATCGGAATTGTTGAGGAATTCGGTAACGGACCGAGAATCCTATACTCCAAAAACAAAGTTCTTCAGATTCTTGAAGACCGAGACGGAATGACTCCCCTCGAAGCAGTTGAATTCTACGAATACAATATTTTAGGTTTATTTGCTGGAGACCAAAATCCCATTTTTTTAATTACAGAATAATTCTTATCTTTGTTTTATGATAAAAATACCTGTAGATACTAAAAATATCCCAGAAGTTAATGTATGGATTACTTCTGACTCCCACTATTCTCACAAGAATATATGCAGGGGTGTAACCAACTGGAGAACAGCATCGGGTGAAATTCCTGTGTCTCAAACTCGTGACTTTTCCACAATTGAAAAAATGAATGCATCTATTGTGAACAACATCAATGAAGTTGTTGGTCAAGATGATATGCTAATTCACCTTGGTGATTGGTCGTTTGGTGGACACGAACAAATACGAGAATTTTGGGATAGAATCATATGTAAAAATATTCACTTAGTGTTAGGAAACCACGACCACCACATCGAAAATAATAGAGATGGGTGCCAAGGATTATTTAAATCCGTTTCTCACTACAATACACTTGAGCTCGGACAGTTTAAGTTCCGTTTGATGCATTACCCCATAAGTTCATGGGATGGTCTTGGTAAAGGTGTAATGCACTTACACGGACACTGCCACTTACCAAACAATTTGAAACTTAGTAAAGGTCAAAGAATGGATGTAGGTATGGATGGTCACCCTGAGTTTAGACCATACAATGTTTATAGGGAAGTTGTTCCATTACTTAGAAACAGACCTAAAGTTTCTGAAATAGGGGACCATGACCATCATTTAGATGATATTCAAAATAAAGATAATGGATAAGTCAGTAGAATTATTTTACACACCTCCAAAAGATGAATGCTTTGAAGAATTACGAACAATTTGCATTCGCTTTTGGAGGACTTTTGATGAGGTTGAATATGTAGATGAGAAAATTAATAGAATAAAAAATTTAAAAAATGAAGGTTGTAATTTTGTGATGATGATTCAAATGATTCATGCAGTAAGTAGGGAATTTATTGCAAAAGCGTTATCTTTGGAAACTCGAAATGAAATTAGTATGAGATTACATGGATGGGAAACAGAAAACGAATTTGATTTTTTTAACATATGGAATATAGACAATAATTTATGAGCGGAGTATTATTTTTAGTAAGAGGTTTACCTGGTTCAGGTAAGACATCATTTGCAACGGCTATTTGGAATGAATATGCAGTATGTGAAGCAGACAAATTTTTTTACGATAAAGAAGGGAACTACAATTTTGACGTGTCAAAGTTAAAGGAGGCACATACTTGGTGTAAAAATCAAGTTGAGACCAGAATGATTGACCATCAAAATAACCAACAATATTACCCTGAAATTGCAGTTTCAAACACCTTTACCCAAGAATGGGAAATGGAAGATTATTTCAAATTAGCAGAAAAATATGGATATAAAGTAGTATCTTTGATTATTGAAAATAGACATGGTGGACAGAACGTTCATGGAGTACCAGAAGACAAACTCCAAATAATGAAAGATAGATTTCAAATTAAATTATAATATTATGATAAGTCCATTTTGTTATATTGCGGTACATAACTGGGAATACCGTAGAGAGAAACATAAAGTAGAGAATCATCCATTAGGTAGAGACGTAATCAGAGTAGTGGTTAGGGAATGCAAATGGTGTGGACATAGAGAACATCATACCTTGCCAAGAGTTGGTAAAAAATTTACTTTTTGGAGAAATTTTGATACTATTGGTAAAGACGACACAATAAAATTTGAACAATTATAAAAAAAACAATCACATGCAAACATTAGTATTTAACACATCAACAAAATCAGTAAAACTTTATGAAGGAAATGAGTCATCTCCAATCCTTTATACTTTTGACTCAGTGCCAACCGTAAAAATTGAAGCTGGTTATTATCAAGTAATGCAAGTAGACGGAGCATCAACAGAAGACAAAAGAGTACCTGTCGCCCGTTTCCCTGTATCAAACACAAACATGTTAATTAAAAAATAAATTGAACTTAGATATAAACATATTGAACGAATACCTTGAGAAGGGTTTGGTGGTTAAAAATGACCACCCAACCCTTCCATTGTCTATTTGGAATTATTCTCGTACTTGTCAGTATGAGAATAAGTGGGATGATATTACCAAAATGTGCCGAGGTCTTATCTTGGATAGAGAAGGTAATGTTATTGCCAAAGCGTTCAATAAGTTTTTTAACTACGAAGAATTAACTTTAAATGATATACCTGAAGAATCTTTTGAGGTATTTGAAAAATTGGATGGTTCTTTAGGTATTTTATTTTGGTATCAAGGCAAATGGATATTAGCAAGTAAAGGTTCGTTTACTTCAGACCAATCAATTAAGGGTAGAGATATTTTAAATAAAAAATACAACGTAGAAGTATTACCAAAAGGATATACTACCGTTGTTGAAATTATTTACCCTGAAAATCGTATTGTTTGCGATTACGGTGTTGATGAAGAATTGGTTGTACTGTCTATGGTGAGTAACGCAAATGGTAAAGAATTGGACTACGATTCTATGTTGTCAATCAACGAAGTAAGTGGATTTCCAACCATTAAGAAATACGATGGTATCACAGATTATGATACCCTTAAAGATAAGATTAACGGTAACAGAGAAGGATATGTAATTCGTTTTAAGAATGGATTCAGAATGAAAATCAAAGGAGAAGAATACGTTCGTCTTCACAGAATCTTAACTGGATTTTCAAATGTGGACATATGGGAATATCTTAAAGACGAAAAAAATATTGATGAATTACTTGATAGGGTTCCTGATGAATTTGATAAGTGGGTTAAAACCACAATTCGAGATTTAAAATACGGATGTTTTCAATTGAGGGAGAGAGCAGGAAAACTTCACGATGGATTCCGTTATGGAAAATATGGTGATGTAGACCCTGAACCATCAAAAAAAGAATTTGCAGAATTTGTTATGAAACAACAAGAAGTTTTACACGCAATTATGTTTGCGATGTGGGACCATAACAACGAAAAAGTTGACGATATTATTTGGAAATTAGTTAAACCAAAATATTCAAAACCATTTTGGCAAAAAGAAATTGAGCCATGAAAAATAAAATAGACGAAATCTACGAATCAAAAATCGTACATACTTCATTCTCAGATAAAGAATCCATTGTTGATGCAATGATGGATTCTTATATCTTAGGATTAAACGAATCAGAAGAAAAATACAATAAACTTAAATTAGCTTTTGAATCTTTATTGGATTATTGGGGTGATTATGGAAACTATAACTCGTCAAGAAATCATATGGAAGAAGATTGGAAAAAAGAAGGAGGATTAATATGAACAATATAGATAAACAATACACAGAGTTACTTCAAGACATTCTTGATAATGGAGTGGAGAAAAAAGATAGAACAGGTACTGGTACAATTTCAGTATTTGGTCGTCAAATACGCCATAACATGAATGAAGGGTTTCCGTTACTGACTACTAAAAAAATGCACTGGAATTCAGTAGTAACAGAACTATTATGGTTTTTAAGAGGTGATACGAATATCAAATTCCTATTAGATTACGATTGTCATATTTGGGATGGAGACGCATATAAAAGATACGTTACAGAATTTACCAAAGAAAATCCATACGCCCAACCAAATACAAAGGACACCTTCATTTTAAAAATTAAACATGAAAAAGAGTTTAGTAACAAATGGGGTGAACTCGGTCCAATTTATGGTTCACAATGGAGAAGTTGGAGAGTTGGTAAAGGAATTGAAACCACATTAAAAACTGAAGATAATCAAACCCTATATGAGGCGGGTTCAATGTATATTGACCAAATCCAAAACCTTATCAACGACCTTAAAATAAATCCAGACTCAAGACGATTGATGGTTAATGCTTGGAATGTAGGGGAGTTAAACCAAATGGTTTTACCACCTTGTCATTATGGATTTCAAGTTTATACAACCGAATTAAGTGACTTAAGAAGATATAATATTTGGTTTAATAACAACTACGAAACAGGTATGGAAAGGTTCTTTGACCCAAAGAATTTACCTGATTTTGATAACCCATATTATACCCCAACACCAAAGAGAGGAATTTCTTTAATGTGGAACCAACGTTCTGTAGATACTTTTTTAGGATTACCGTTTAACATAGCTTCTTACGGACTATTATTAGAAATTATTGCAAAAGAAGTTGGAATGTTACCTGACGAGCTAATTGGAAATTTAGGTGATGTCCATCTATATTCAAACCACATTGAGCAAGCAAAAGAACAGATTGGGAAAAAACTAACTTTTGATGAAAGATATGCAATATACACTGGAAATGAAAAGACGTGGGAAGAAGATGGTGGAAACTCATATGGTAAAATTAATGGGCTAGATATGATGGATGATAAAGAAATCCCAATCAGAACAAGAGAACCCTATCCTTTACCGTCAGTTAAAATAACTCATAGAGAATGGTATCAACATGAAAAAGTTAAAGAACATTTAGGTGAAAAGACTTTTAATGAAAAAATATTAGCATTAAGACCTGATTGTTTTGAATTATTAAATTATAAATCTCATCCACCGATTAAAGCTCCCTTATCAAACTAATGGAATACGAAATAATATTACCCGAAATAATCGGTGACGAATGGCACAATATTGGAATTGATTTTGCACCTCAAACAATTACTGGAGTCATCAGAGGTGAAGATAAGGATAAAACAATTATTGATTTGAAAAAATATTGTCTTTCACTAGACAATCGTTTTTTAAAAAATTACAAAATAATAAAGAAAGAAGATAAAACAATAATTCAAATTACTGTTTAATGAAAAAATATGGAATAACATCAATGTACGGAAACCCAATCCATCCAGGACATATTGAATGTCTTATGTTGTCCAAAGAACTTGTGGACAAACTATGGGTTATTGTAAACAATGATAAACAAGCTGAATTAAAAAGAGGAATACCTTCTTTTCAAGATGAAGAATATCGTAAAGTGGTTATTGAATCAATCAGATACGTCGACCACGCAGAAATCGCTATCGACCAAGATGGTAGTGTTTGTGAAACAATTAAATTATTTTACGATAAGATTAAATCGTTAGACCCTGAGTCTGAAATTATTTTTACAAAGGGTGGAGACCGATTTGCAAACGAAATCCCTGAGAAAGTAGTTTGTGAGTCATTAGGAATAAAAATAGTTGACGGATTAGGGTTAAAAACCCACAAGTCAAGTGACATTATTAATAAGAAGTAATGAGAGAAGAAAGTTTATGAGGAGTTTATTTTAGAGAATTATAAATCTCACCGTAAAATAGCATTTCCTCTTCCTAATTAATTTGTTGTTATATTTATTGATATAATTAATTAATTAATGCCGAATCTTGTCGCTTATAATTCTGGAAGTACCATCTCAAACGCATTGCAATTTGGAACAATTGTAATGGACGTTAATAACACTGTTAATTTAGGTTCTTTACTTTGGTGTCCAGATTACGGAATATGTAATCAATACTTAATTGTTACTGATAGTTACACAAATGGTAAAACCAATCAATTAACCGCAAGAGCGATGGGATTTCAAACTTCTGGTTTGACCGATTCCGATTTAATTGATGGGATTAATAAATTAGCCTCATCAAAATTCGCAGGTCCTTTTGGAACATTATCAGATGCAATAAATTGGGCAATTTATGAAGGTTATTTTATTACAAATCAAGAATATCCCTCAATAGTTACAAGTGGTTGTGTTTTAAATTTAGATTCAAATTTTCCACCATCATATCCTTTAGTATTTAACACATGGTATGATTTAACAGGAAATGGTAACACGGGTCTATTAAATAATGGTATTACTTACAATTCGGCATTACGAGGTAGTTTAGTACTAAATGGTGCTAACCAATATGTTTCATTTAGCGCTACAACAGGAATTCCTGTAGGAAATTCTAATTACACTATTGGAGTTTGGTTTAATGCTGACACCCTTGGAGACAAAGGTCTTGTTGGGTGGGGTAATTATGGTACCACAAACGAGGTTAATGCATTTAGATTAACCTCAAATGGATTAACTAATTATTGGTGGGCAAATGATTTAGCGGTAGTTACGACAATAACTCCTGGAAATTGGTACTACGCGGTTGCAACTTTTGACGGTACAACCCGTTCAATTTACGTTAACGGTTCTTTAATTGGTTCGGATACTCCAACAGGACACAATGTAACAACTTCGAGTAATTTAACAATCGGACTAACAAATACTACTGAATATTTTGATGGTAACATGGGAGAAGTTCAAATTTTTGATAGAGCATTAAGTTCTACTGAAATTACTCAAAACTATAACGCATTATTACCAAGATATAATGGAACTTATACTGACCCTTGTGATATTGCACCATCTTGTTTATATAATTGTGCCAATTGTATTGGCACTGGATGGATTCCTTATAATGCAACATCTTGTTATCAAGTGGTTACATCTGCGGCAACCGCACCTGTTAGTTCAATTCCACTTATAAGAAGAGGTGCCGTTGAATATAGTCAATTTGGAACTCAGTTTTATGATGAAGGATTTAGTATTGGAGGTACAGGTACCATATTACAAACATCATTAACAGCACCATTGTGGTATAATTCACCTAATAATACTGTAAATGGTCCTATGAATAGATGTGCTATTTGGTATAGTGCATATACAATTACTAATACGTGGTTAGGATTTTCAACTTGTTTAAGTGGGATATCTACAACAAATACGTACTATGTCGGTATTGCAGCCGATAATGAATTTAAATTAGTACTTGATGGTGTTACAATATTGAATACAACTCTTGGTTCTATGGGGGCTGTAAATAAATTTAAATATTGGCACGTATATCCCGTTACAATACCTTCAGGAAATCATACTTTAGAATTATATGGATTAGATTATGGTGTTATCGCTGGCTTTGGTATGGAAATTTATGATAATACTCTTTCCGAATTAACGGGTGCAACAACATTAAATGACTTAAATGTAATTTTTTCAAGTAGTGGATATACTACCGCTGATATTGTTCAAACAATAGGAGGAGAATATCTATCGTCAGGTTATACTTGCCCTTCAGGTTTTGTATATTCTACCTGTAGCGGAAATTGTATTGACTATGAATATTGTTATTCAACATCGCCAACACCAACTACAACTACGACACCAACTCCAACACCTACTATTAATATTTGTGAGTTATCAATTGGTACCTCATTCCAAGGTGGTGTGGTGGCATATATTTTACAACCTGGTGACTCTGGATATGTTCCAGGGTATACTGGAGGTTTAATTGCTACTACAGGAGATGTTTCTACAAATGCTATATGGGGATGTGAAGGTCTATCAATACCTGGTGCGACAGGAACTACAATTGGTACTGGAGATGCAAATACAATTGCTATTATGACAGATTGTGCAACTGCAGGTATTGCTGCTAGACTTTGTGGAGATTTAACTGAAGGTGGTTACTCTGATTGGTACTTGCCGAGCAAGGATGAATTAGCTCAGTTATACATAAATAGAGCATTGATTGGCGGTTTTATTGGTGGTGCAAATTTGACATGGTTGACATCATCAGAAAATAATGCAAATACAGTATTTGGGCTTGATTATCCAACTGGAGTCATTTTCAATGGATATTCAAAATCATATTCTGCAAATGTTCGTGGAGTAAGAAGTTTCTCAGTACCATCTAATTATTGTTTTACACCAACTCCAACACCAACACCTTCTGTTACTCCTGTAATTAGTGGTACTTGCGCTTGTTACTCATTTACGAATACAACTGAGACTACTGGGGAAGTTTATTATACTTCTTGTTTAGGTAATTCTCCAACAACATCATCTGTTAATGCTGGTTTAACCATTACTTTTTGTGCAGTATATGGACAACCTGTAACTGCAACATCAGGAACAATTGGTGGATTATGTGCTGGTTTCGTTCAAACTTGTAATGATGATGGAGAATGTAGTTCTTGTGGTTCTAATACCCCAACACCAACACAAACATCAACTCCGACACCTACTTTAGTTCCTAGTTTAGGATGTAGTGGTGGAACAATTTCAGGTACATATTCAGGTAATAATCAGTATACATATCCTAGCCAACCTGTTAGTAGTAGTGTTGACAGCTATATTAACTTTAGTTGGGGTTCTCTGGATAGACCTAATAGATTTACCGTATATGATTCTACTGGATTATTATGGACTAGCGGATGGGTAGGATTTGCTGATTATGCAGGACCTTGGGGAGCTTCTTTGAATACTCCATCAACAGGTAATTCGAACATTTGTTTCTTATCATCATCAGGTAGATATGTGCTAGTTGAGGCGGGTAATGCGTCTCCAACTACTCCAATAAGTGATGCATATGATTATGTTATGACTTGTCTTGGTTCATGTCCTGGAGGTGCAACACCAACGCCAACACCTACATTAACACCAACATGCGATTGTGTTCAATTTGTAAATGTTGAGGTTACAAGCTCGGGTGTAATAACTTATTTAGATTGTAATGGGGTGGGACAATCCCAAAACGTAGGTATTGGTCCTGAAGTTATTGGTGTTGCAACGTGTATTAATAAAAACACTCTTGGGGGTAGTGCTTCTTTCACAATAGATAGTATTGGACCTTGTTGTAATGTGGTAACACCAACACCAACTACGACACCAACTCCATCACCAACTCCCGCTGGAATACAAGCAACCATCGAATTTAGTTTCTATGACAGTGGGTCTGGAGTTGTTAGTGCAAGTATGGAAGTTACTGGTGGAGTGACACTTGATAGTTTATCATGGGGTGGTATTGGGATTGGATATTCATCTTTAGGTTGCAGTGGAACAGAAAATACACAATCGTTTAGCGATGTTTTAGGTATTGGGGATACTCAAGTAACAACTGAAGTATGGGGTTCAATTTCAGCAATATTATCTGCTCAAAATCAAACAAGTTCTTTTACGGTAAATGGGAATACAATAAACACTGTTTCTCAAATTATTACAGTAGGAGGTCATAATTACGTAATAACTGGAGTGACAGATTGTTTTTCTCCGTTATAATATATAAATAAAAAAAGGCTTTATGGACAGTATATTAATAAATGAAATGATTCTTACATGTCCATATTAATTATAAAATCAGGAACAACGTCTATTGCTGGAGGAACCGTTAAAGGTGATTTCACATATTTCTCTGCAACTACAAAAGGCCTTGGTGCAACGGTTGATACAGGATTTTGGTCAGGAGTTGACCCGACATGTGATGGATATACTGTCTATAAGATTGGCGGACAACATGGATGGGCGGCAATGGTTGCCACTGGCAGAGAACAATTAAATTATTATTTACAACTATTCGGAGGTACTGGAAGAACTACAGATGAAAATGTTACATGGGCAACTAATGCAAACAACATATTCCTCCATAGTGGGTCAACAGGACCTTGTCCAACATTAACGCCCACACCAACACCAACAATTAATGTTACACCAACTCCAACTACTACTCCAACTCCAACGCCAACTCCAATATCATTTAATTTTACTTTAGGATATCAATGTATAGAAGGATTTTACTTACAAGCTATTTTAATTGGTCCGTTCAATGTGGTGGGAGGAGTTTCACCTTATTATCGTTCTACTACTTATTTCCTATCAGAAGAAGAAGCATTGGCAAATACATCTTGGGTGGGTTATACTAACCCTGAACCACCTCAAATTAATGTAGGAACTAACGATGGAACATTTTGGGTTTCTATGAAAGACAGTGTAGATACTGTAGTTGCTAAAAGTGTAACAACATCTTGTGTTCCAACACCTACTCCAACAGAGACACAAACCCCAACACCAACTAATACCTCTACTCAAACACAAACTCCAACACCTTCAATTACTGCTAGCCAAACGCTGACACCAACACCAACTCCTAATCTGACTTCAAGTGGGTTGATTGGGTATTACGACTTGTATAGTGAAGAAATTCCTGATGGATTTAATTCCAACTATGATGCTTGTAGTGGTACAACAACAATTTATAATATTACATTATATTGGAATGGTACTTTTGATAATGGAACAACTTTATATGAAGATAATAAAGGTTTAACTTTATTTAGAAATACAACATTTGGTTATTACTATTATAGTGGTAATACGTTTAATTTAGAGGGTGCAACAGTATACAATATAGAAAGTTGTGTGGTAGTTACTCCAACTCCAACACAATCGGTAACTCCAACACAATCGGTAACTCCAACATTAACACCATCTGTAAGCCCAACTCAAACATTAACACCAACAACTACTCAAACACCAACTCCAACAAGTAATGCATCATTTCATTTTGTATTATTACCAATTGATACTATTTGTTACAACTACAGTTATGTGAATAACAGTGGAAATTCTGCTAGATTACAATACATGGATTGTTATGGAACTGCAATATCTTTAACAGTTCCTAATGGAGGTAATGGAGTTTTCTGTGCTCAAAGAGGTGCTTTAGTTTCAACACCATTGGATAGTATAACAATTACAGAAACTACAAGTTGCGGAATTTATAGCCCAACAGCCACTCCAACCCAAACTCCAACACAGACACCATCATATTTTTCAGAAATAACTTCTGACCCTAAAATTAGTCCGTCAATAGCATGTGGTTCAATATTTTTTAACCCTGACCCAACTGTTGGTAATAACACAACATTCTGTAATAGTACAACTTTAACTAATCCTGTTTTTGCTCAATTCTCAACAGGTACGTATTACATATCATCTGGGTCGTATTATGTTCAGGTTAGTATCACTTTTGGTGATGAAACTGCAATAGTGACAAGTTCATGTTCTGTATGTGTAACTCAAACACCAACTGTAACTACAACACCAACACTTACTCCAACACCAACCGCAACACCATTTCCATCCACAGGGTTCCAAACATCTGCATTTACATCAAACGCAATAAGCCAAACAACAGGTCAATATCAAATAATTGCTCAGGGAGGGGATATCAATAAGAAAGCAAAAGGATACATATTTGTTTCAAATAATTATGGTGCGAATTTTACAGGAGTTAGAATTCCTGGATATTGGAGAAGTGTTGGGGTTTCTGATGACGGACAATATATGTTAGCTGTAGGTTATAATGATACGACTACTTTTACTTATAAATCGTCTGATTATGGCGTGACATGGTTACAAATACCAAATACTTCATTCCCTGCACCACCTGGTTATATTCCAAGCGACAAATTGTTTTCTAGTTCAGTTGCAATTTCAAACGACGGTCAATATCAAGTTGTTGGAACTGATTTAACAAGGTTCCAATTTGGAACTGGTGGAGACGCTTTAATTTTCTGTATTTATGTTTCAAATGATTATGGTTCAACTTGGAGTTTAAATAGTTATCAATTTTATATTGCATCACTATATTCAGTTATTAGCCAAGTTACAATAAGCTCTAATGGCCAAATTATACTTGCAACTGCGAGTGCTGGTGTTGTTGACCCTAGCGCAGGTGTAATATATCGTTCAAGTAATTATGGCGCAACATTTGCAGAAGTTACAAGTACGTTATCGGCAAGTAATGGAACAAGTGTTAGTATATCCAGAGACGGTAGTCGTGCAATTTCAGCATTCAATAATTCTGGAGGATATACCTTCTTAAAATATTCGCAAGATTCAGGTACAACATGGAATAATATTACTAGCGGTAGTGTTCCTAATAGAACGTGGTCAACTGTTGCCATCTATAATGACGCTGTGAGTGGTACAACAGCATATGCGTCAACAACAATTTCAAGTAATTTAGTAAGAGTTGTGAATTTAGATACAACACCTGTTATTACTGAAGTATCACCAACTAAAAATTGTAGATATAGATTATCTGTTTCCAACAGTGGACAATACATTATTGTTAGAGATACGGTTGGAGTATGGAGGTCTGCAAATTATGGTTTAACATTCAATTACATAACATCATAACCTAATACATATAATATAGACAATGGCAAGAAATTTTTACATATACATGGATACAGGAGCGGCGGAAGGTCCTTATAACGCTTATTATAATTCTGTTAGTCCAAGTAATGTCTTAACTCTTTATTATGGTGGTGGAAATGCAACAGGATTAACATATTCACAGGTTACGACATTCCCTGGTGTTGGGGTATCCGTTCCCGATGGTGCCTCTAATGTTATTATTGTTAACACATCTAATAGTAATCAACAGGTATTAATGTTGGCAACTCAAACACCAACTCAAACACCAACATATACACCAACGCCAACTAATACCGCAACTCCTACTAATACCTCAACACAAACTCCAACAACCACAACAACATTAACCGCAACACAAACACAAACTCCAACAACCACAACAACATTAACAGCCACTCAAACACAAACACCAACGCCAACAACACCTGCAATTCAGTTTGGAACTTACACCGCTAATAGTCCAGGTTCAGCTCCAACTCCGTATACTGAGTCATCAACCGCTTGTCGACAAAGCGATACCTTAATAGGTCAAGTATTGTATCAAAGCCCTGTGGCAGGAACATCTCCAGGTGTAGGATATCAATTATACACCGATACCTCTTTAACAATTGCATGGAATCCTTCAATAGCTGGAGATAGATGGTTTAAAATGAGTCGAGGAGGTACATATTGGGCGATACTAGTAAGTATTGGTGGAGTTATTCAATCTTTCATAGATTGTTCAACAATACCTACAAATACGCAAACACCAACACCAACGACTACTCCAACATTAACCGCAACGCAAACGCCAACACAAACAAGTACAACAACATTAACAGCAACTCCGACGCAAACTCCAACGTCAACAACACCAGCAATTCAGTTTGGAACTTATACCGCTAATAGTCCAGGTTCTGCTCCAACTCCGTATACTGAGTCATCAACCGCTTGTCGACAAAGTAATACCTTAACAGGCCAACAATTATATCAAAGTCCTTCAGCAGGTATATCTCCTGGTATAGGATATCAATTATACACTAACGTATCTTTAACAACGGCATGGAATCCTTCAATAGCTGGAAACAGATGGTTTAAAATGAGTCGAGGAGGTACATATTGGGCGGTAGAAGTAAGTATAAGTGGTATTATTCAATCTTTTATAGATTGTTCAACAATACCTACACAAACTCCTACTCCAAATGTAACATCTACTCCTACACAAACTCCTACTACAAGTATTATTAGAACACCAAATTATTCTAATCAAGGATATCAAACATGTTATAGCACAACACTTTACACTGTTTATTTGGATATAAACCCTAACTCTTACACTTACAATCATTACTTTGCAGGGGCAGGAACAATTGATTTAGGTACGAGTCCTCCAGCCTCTGGTAATAATACTCAAAACTGGGTGAATGAAGGGTCGACATTCTGTTCTGCATGTGTTGTTTATCAAACACAGAGACAAACAAATCCTTGTGCCGCGGGTTATAATACAACTCAAAACGTTAATTTAGGAGCAGGAGCTCCATGTAATTATACAGCAGCTTGGGCTAGTCAAGGGTATAACACTTGCGGATATCCATATGATGGCACATGTGTTAACTATTTAGTTTATAGAGATACAAATCCTTGTTCTGCAACAGTTAATAATTATCGTGTAAATGGAGTTAATGTTGGAAATTCAACACCATCTAATGGTAATTGTAATACAACAGCTAATTGGACAAGTACATCAACTAATTATTACACTTGTTCAGTTGGTATAGTAAATACATACCCAGTAACTTATGATACTAATCCATGTTCTTCTACTTACCAAAAGTATAAAGCTAACAATAATATTTATACAACAAGCCCAGCTAATGCTTACCCAAGCACTACACCTACATTATCTGATACAGGTGGACGCTTATGGAGTTGTTCATCTAATGTTGTAACTTCTCAAGTGGTAAATATAGATACTAACGAATGTTCAAGTACTTGGAATCAATATTATTTAGATTCTACTTATTATGGAGTTAGTAACCCATCTAATTTAGAAAGTGATGTAGCTAATTCTTACGCAATATATGTTTGTGCCGATGGTAGTACAATTTATACTCAAAATTATTGTATAGGTGCATTCTCAGTAAATGCAAGAGTATTAGCAAATGGCAGTATTATTGGATATATTAGTGCTACTGCAATAATAAATGCAGGTGCGGCTACAATAAGCACTTTGGGCGGTACAGGATGTCCTCCAGTATATACTCAGTTCACTAGCCCTTGCGATTTCTCAAATTATTATATTGCTGGTAGTTACGCAGATAATTTTTACTTTACAACAGATACAGGCATAGTACCTAATGGATGTTTAATTTGGGTGGGAATAACATCAAGCCCTTCAGGAACTGAATTTACTAATATTGCAAATGGGGATTGCCCTGGTTGTTAAAAAAAATAAAAAAAGACTTTTAGGTGAATGTCATGTACAATTGTACGATTTTGCTGGCAAATTTTTCGGCCAAATGGTTCACTCTACTCATATCATCCATATCCAAATTTTTGGATTGCATATATTTCATAAGTCCTTGAACCAATTTGTTTTTGGACTCTTCCGCCATTTCTAAGACTTCCTGAAATGATTCATTGTCTTCTTGGTTTTCTCCGTGATATCGGTCAATCCATTCTCTACCTGAATATAAAAAAGGACGAGCTTGAAACATGTTTACAACACCTGATTCTCTAAGCTTATTTAAAAATTCTCTAAAAAATCTCCAATCAAAATTTTCAAAAACATCTGGATTTTTACCAAAAAAATCATAATGACGGTCTCCTGTATTTGACGCCTCTTGAACTTGTTCTTTTGGTTTCTTCCAAGCATCGGTTGATGAAACTAATGCTAACGTACTTCCGTTGTCCCAACTTACTTCAATGATTAATTCATCTCCGCTTGGCTCAAATGGGTCTCTACTTATTCTTCTAACAGTACCTTCAGTACCTGGAGGGACACCTGTTTCTCCATCCATATGATAACAAATAACTCTTTCTCCCTCTTTTAATGCTGGATTTAATTCACCTTTCATGATAATAAATATATGCAGTATATTTATTGTTATATGGATTTTTTAATTAACGAATCTCAATTGAGAATAATTTTACAGGAACAAGATGAATCAAAAATGACTGACTACATGAAAACCATGTATTCATTCACTAAAAATCTTGCAAATAGAGTTAGTAAAGTTTATGGCCTTAACGTGAAAATGTTAATGACTTGGGGTACAGCCGTTGGTGGTTTAGTAATGCCGTTAGATAAATTTATTAGAGACGGTAATTTTGAACTAACTGATGACCAAAGATATTTGGTTTTAGCTGGTATTGCATTTATAACATTTTATGAAAACAAAAGAGGATTAGTTAAAATTTTAAAGAAAATTAAAGAAGAGGGTCTTGAGGATACATTTCGTTTAGTATTAGAAAAAGCTAAGGATTTAAAATCAGCATTTAAAGGATTCCTTTCATCATTAAAAATTACTGTAAGTACTTTTATGGATACGGTAGCATATTCATTTTTAATACCAATTATTATGGATATTCAAGATATCGCATATAGAACATCAAATCCTAAAGAAAGTGCCATATTAATTGCCGAAAGATTGATTGCGTCGGGAGGTGCCCTAATAACAGCTCAAGTTTTATCTCAAGTAATCAAAAAAATCATCGAAAAAATTAAGTAAACATATCGGGCTCTAAATCGTAATGATTACCCCACTTTTTATCGACTTCAAATCCATCAATTTTAGTAATATAGAATCGTCCTTGAAAATATAAATCATCGACATTGGTAATGTCAATTTCATTACTCATCGCATCATAGATTACGTTATTAATATCATCTCTGAGTCCCTCAGAATCATACATCACATTCAAAATAGCTCCAGCAACATCATCTGCAATATCTAAATTAGGTACGACATAATGACTATCTAACATAAACTCTTTAATTTCAATGTTAAAATCAAAATCAATATATACATCCTCTAACGAGTAAAAATTTTCATTAGGTTTCCAATACACATCAAAGGTCAAGTTACCAATGGCTGTCCATATAGTTACTTCTTTCATTTCCTTTCTCATTGTAACTAAAACCTCTCTTTGTTTTTCTTCACTGATAAAAAGGCCGCTACCAACAGGTTCTTTACCATCAACCAATATTTTTTCTGAATATGAAAATTGGCTCCCTACGTATTTCCAAATATTACTTAGAATGTCGTGAATATGTCCACTAAATACAGGAGTTGCGTATGATTGACCCTTAACAGGTAAAACAACATTTACCACAATATTATAAGCCCATCCTTTTTCATCTAGTTCAATAGACAAAAAATGATATTCATACCCATCCTTATTAAATGAATGGTCCATCAATACTTTACGAAATATTTTTAACTCTTTATCTATAAATTTTTGACTCATTATTTCTGAATGATTTGTTGGATTACTTTTTCCTGTTGTTTTGGATTCAAAGTGTGCTTATGTGGATTTTTTTGAAACCAAGTTCTAACCAAAGTTTCAAAATCCGCTTTTTCAGATTTGGCTCTTTTATTAAATCCCGCTCTTTGGGCTTCCAATTCGTGTTGTTGGGTATAATACTTTTCAGGGGACTTTGGCTCTTTATTTGGAAACTTATATCCTTGTTCGTGTTGTTTAATATGTTCTAATTCATGACGAATAACCTCGTTTAGTTCTTTGGTTAATTCATCAAGTATTGTATACCCCGCATTTGGATTAGAAATGATTGTAAGGTACATTAAATCGTCACCATAGTATAACTCTCCATCTACATCAACAGTCTCTACATCATCACTTAATTGCAAATCTAAGAATATACTAAATCCTTCAAATCCAGGATAAGTATAAACCATTTCATCTTTACCCAAATCTTCAGGTAATCCAAATTCTCCTTTTCTTTGGTGTTTGAAAAATTGTACAACATCTTGTACCAATTTTCTGGTAAGTTTATCTAATTCTCCTTCAACTATTAATGACTCATTCATTTTCTTTGGTTCTACCTCATTTACAACTTTTGTAATCATTGATGATGGTAATGAAAAATATTTTAATAACTCATCCACTTTTTTTTGTGTAACCCATACAAGATTTTGGTAAGGACCAGCATCGTATGTTTCAATTTTTGTTTCATGACCAAAATAACCACTCATAATTGAATTATGAGAGTCAGATAATTCGCTTGAAGGTAGGATATACAATGTAAGAGTAACATAATCTTTCTTATCTCCCATTGAGATATATTCTCTTACTCCTGTAATTTCAACTTTAATGTTAGTAGGTGTAGGATATTCACCGTCCCCATCTTGAAGATAAAATATCTCAAATGTGTGGTTTTCAAAAAATCTATTAACCCTATCTATTATTACCTGTTCTTGATTCATTAACTATAAATACATCAAAAAGGAATTGATACCCCAAAACCGTATCTAATTCCTTGCATGAAATTTATACCAACAGTTAAATCGGGTCCACGTTTGGTATTAGTTAATATTCTCAACGGATATACCTTAACCCAAACATCAGGTTTGAAATCAACACCATCGACATAAGTTTCACCAAAAACACCACCCATAATAGAAAATTTATGATTGGTTAAACTAATTCCAACTCTATTAATTCTTGACTGAGGTGTTGTGTAGATATATGGTTGAGGAAACGTTGTGGTTATATATGCTCCGATATAATAACCAAAACCATTATAATTATTGTTGTACGTAACTACCAAACTTTTTTCATCGGGAACATACATAATATCAGAAGTCTGACTTTTACTAACAAAAGAAATAAATAATAAAAAGAGTGTGAGTGTTGTTTTCATGACACAAATATACTACTTTTGTGTCAATATAAAAAGACTATTAAATCAATTACACATGAACGAAAAATTAATTACCATGTTGAGACTATCTGCAGAGTCAGATAAAGCAAAAGCATTATTAACTTTAGACCTATTGGGCAATAAAGGTGTCGGTATTGGTGACCACTCAACTAAAGACTTCTACAGCAATGCTGAAGAAGCATTACAAATGTTGGTAGATGCTGAAGATAGATTAGGGGTTATTGAGAAGTATTTTGGTGGAAAATAAAGTTTTAAAATAGGAAGCTTGCCAGAGTGGTTGAATGGAACGGTCTTGAAAACCGTCATACTGAAAGGTATCTGGGGTTCGAATCCCTGAGCTTCCGCAAACTTGGAGTACGAGGAACTAACATAAACGGAGTACTTAACCCATAAGTTGATTAAATTCAATTATAAGGTTTCCAGTGAGTTAGTTCAAATATTGTAAGGTGGCGAAATTGGGTTGTCTCAGTTATGACCTTGGCATACGCACCCACCTGTCTCGTGGGCGGGGACAAAGAAATAGATTAATAATATGGGGTAGACCACCAGCTTGCAAGCGTTGTGTTATTAATTGAATCTCCCCTTGAAGGTTCGAATCCTTCCCTTACAGCTTAAGTTATTAACATTCGGTAGAAATACTGAATGTTTTTTTTTGACTAATATTTTTATTTAACTTATATTTTAAAAAAGCAAAAATATGTCTCGTATAAATGAATTAAAAAAACAATATCCAGAATTGAATATTACGATGTTCGATTTAATGGTTAGATTAGACACCACTAAAACTCACAAATATCTTCCTTTAATGTGTAAAATTTTTGGAAAAAGATTTAATGTAAAAGAAATGTGGCATAAAGATGAATTATCCATAAGCGCATTAGAAATGCAATCAAATTTGATTAATAAAGGAATTTCAACTGATGGACTTACAGATAATCAAATGTTTTATTTGTCAAACTATATTACTGAAAATTTCACTACTGAAACATATCATACCTTAAACTTATTCATGGAATATATGGATAAAAATATGATTGAAAAAAATGACGTTACAAGTTATAAAGATATTGATGATATTAGAGGTGCTGTAACATTAGCTACCATGAAAGAACTTACAAAAGAACTTGAGGGTCAGGTTATCAAAGAATATGAAGACGAAAAGTGGGTTGTTGTTAGACCTTTAACATTTTCAGCATCGGCAAAATATGGTTCATCAACAAGATGGTGTACAACATATCAAAAAGAAAAAAACTATTTTGAAAAATATTGGAGACGAGGTATTTTGGTATATTTTATCAATAAAGAAACAGGATATAAGTTTGCGGGTTACAAAGGATTAGATGGTGATTCAGAATTTAGTTTTTGGAATGCTGAAGATAGTAGAGTTGATTACCTTGATGTTGATGCTGATGATTATCTATATCCTATTGTTAAAAAAATATTTAGGTCCGAATTTACAAACAAAAATTTATGTTCAGATGAAATTCAACAACAAGTTTATACAGAATGTATAAGTGTTCATGAAAAAATGAGAGTTGAATTTTCTAATGAAATGTCAGAACAACCAACGGAGGTATCAATGGAACAACCAGAATTACCCGTCCATAATTATCAAAGAGAAATAGGTACAATACGCGAATTAATTAATGATATGGCTATGACGGAGGAAGATATTGTTCCAACAATGAGAGCTTAAAATTCTTTTTCCCTTAATAACTCGATGCCAGACAAATTTTGAAATTGAAATTTGTCTGGCATTATACAATTTGACTGGCAAGAAATTTACCTTACTAATATATTGTTGAAATGGGAAATCCGTGTTATAAATCTTGGGTTCCGTAAAATTTTTTGTCTTTGAATGCGGGGCTTTTATTCCAATGAACCTTTATTCTATTATTAATAGAAAAAATTTTAAAAAAGTCAGCAATAGCTACTTCACTATTTTTTAATAAACTTTTTAATGTATCATGAGGTTCAATTTGAATAAACACATGATATATTGGTGGTTGATAACTCCCTTTTAGAACATCACTCACATTCATAGTAATAGGTTCAACCAAAGACTCATCTGTATTGATGTTTGGTAAAATAACATCATTTAAATAATTTTGTAAATATTCTTTTATTTTCTCTAAATTCATATTAAAATAACGGTCTTTTATTCCAATAGATATGTAGATTTTTATCAACACCTAACATTCTAAAAAATCCTGAAATATCAGAATTAATTTTATTGGTAAAACTACCTTTGGACCAATCTGGGTCCATATCTAAGAAAAAATTTATTCTATTTGGATTTGATTCTCCAAAATTAATCTTATATATGGTGATTCTTATTGGTTTATCGTCATCACCAACTAATTCATTATTAATTTCTGGTGTTATAACATCATCAAGATAGACTTGTAAGTATTTTTCAATTTTATCTATAGTCATTACTAATAATTTGATGAAGAAAGTCCAAGTTGTTTAGAATATCTACCAAGATTACAAGACCAATATCCTGCGGTTGTTCTATCTGTTTTTTGAAAACATTTGCGACTCTCTTTAATTATTAAGTTAGAGTTACCAAAAGTCACTTTTTTAACTCCTCCATTTTTACTCTTAGTATAAACTGTAAATTTCTTAGACCCTCTTGGAATTTTGGATTCTGTTAAAATATCCTCTTCAGTTTCAGAGATATAAGGAGCGTCTAAATAAACGTATTCTTTACCAATTTTTACTTTAATTCCTAAATCAGATTCAACCATTAAAGTATCCTCCTGATTAAGTTCAATTTTACCTTTATTAAACAATTCTCTAACTTCATTAACCAAATCAAAATACCTTTCAGAATAAACACTAAACGCATTTTTAGTTAACGTCATTTCATTATCAATATGATATTGTAATACCTCTGAAATTTCAACATCTTCTTTTAACATTAAAGATTTATTTAATTGTTGTTCTAATGTTTCTTTAATTAATTCACGTAAACCCATGAGATTATTTTTTATATAAATAGTCTAGTTTTTTTTAACTTTAAGTTTCCAGTAAACCCCCCCATTAATATACGGTGTGAATTCTCCTGATATTCCGTCTGTAGTTCTATTTGCAACTCCGACACCTACGTGATATAAATGGTCTTTTTTAGTTTTTAATATTAATCCCATCCCCAAAGAATTAATCCAGTCTTTTTGACTCCAAGAACCATCAACACCCAAAAATATTTGGTTTCTAATAGGTGGAGGTAATGGCGCAGGTTCTCTAACTATTTTTGGTTTAATTAACGATGACCAGTTCCTTGATACTATTTTGTTTTGAGATATACTATCAGACAAATATATAAACCCCTGATTATTATTCAACTTAATAGTATCCATGTTAATCATTTTAGCATAAAATCCTTTAAGGATTTCCGCAGTATCGACCTGTACTAATGTTGGTACATAGATTGTAGTGTCATGATAAATGTCTTCTCCCTCAATATACACAGGAACTTCTTGAGGTATTGTATCGTGAATAGATTCTCCAGGAATTTTTTCAATTACTTTTTCAATTTTAACTTTTTTATCACTTTGTAAAACTAATACAGCAATTAATAAAGCTAATATTATAAAATGTCTAACGTCCAGTATTTTTTTCATAGTCTTATAGCATTAATCTTGAACCAATCAAGAAGTTATTGAGAATCGGTGTTCCTTTTTGAGTGGAACCCGAAGCTTTATAGTTTAGGCTTAAACCAAATCGTTTACTTATTTTATAATCAAACGATGAACCAACTAAAAATCCAAATTGTCGATTAACTGTTGTTTCTCCAGTTTTTGAATTCCAACTTATTGGTGAATTCATAACAAATACTTGTGGTGATAAAACTATCTTTGAACTAACAGGAAATGGTTTAGTCCAAAACCCAACCAAAGATGTTGAAAATGAGACATTTAAAACGTCTCTCATTTCTCCTGTTTTTATATTAACCAATTCTTTATCTTGTAACAATAAAGTAATTGCTCCTACGTTATAACCGTATGTTCCGTATTTTGGATTTGGTATAATGTGGGTATATCCAACAAGATTCATGTAATTTCCGTCCAAATAAGCAGCAGTCATAGAATATGAATTAATTGATTCTAACTTACCGTTTTTAAAATCCATTTTTGTATATCCACCACTTAATGCGAATTGTTTTAACGTACTCCAAACCATCGCATTTGCACCCCAACTTTCATTTCCCGCCATGGATGATTTACTAACACCAAATGACGCAATAACATCATAGTTCATATTAGGTCCTTGAGATGTTGTTAGGTCTGAAGCAAATAACATTGGGTTTGCACTAATCGCTTTCTTTTTTTCTTCTTTCTTTTTCTCGTCAGATTTTTTTTCTTCTTTCTTTTCTTCACTTTTACTTTCTGAAGTTTCTCCTTTTGAATCTCCAGACCCACCCTCTGATGAGGATGATTCCCCAGAAGATGATGACGATTGGGAGGATGAAGATGAAGATGACGAGGAGGATTGAGGTTGTGAGGATGCCGCTGAACTTGCGGCCGAACCAGCAGCAGAACTTGCAGCCGATGATGCCGCTGAAGAAGCCGCCGCAGCTACCGCCTGAGTTACTGTTGTCGCTACTGTTTGAGTTACTACTGTTGTTGATGGACATGGTGTTGCGAATATTGAATTAACCCATCTGTCTACTTCCCCACTTGTAAATTGTGAATACGTAAAAATTTTGGAGGTTCCTCTAATAATAACCAATACCCCTGTTGTAGATTGAATTGGTATTGATACGACATAGGTTTTTAAATCACAAGGGTCCAGGTAGGTTTGAGTCACTACCTGTCCTTGTGACCTGTGGGTGAGGAAAACCACAAATAAGATAATTAATAATATTTTTATACCTTTCAATTATATTGTATCTTATTTGGTGTAAATTCCTTTTTTAATCATCCTATCTAAGATTCTAGCACAAGCAATATCAAGAGCTTTTTTAGTCGCAATTGATATTGTTGATTGATTAAATTTAATTGGGTCTACGGTTGCATCTGATAATAAAGTTAGTTCTCTTGTTGTCTTTGCTTCACCTAATCCTGACGCACCAAATACAACTCCTGTTTCTGCATTTGTGAATCTTACTTGTAAACCAATACGGGTAACCATTAAATTTTTAACCCCATTCTGTAAATTGACGGTTTCATCTTCAGATACAGAATAATCGTAACACTCAATTGTTACGAAGTATTGTGCCAAATTAATTTTACCTCTACCGTCTAATTTATTCTCAGAAATTCCCGATTGTGAAGCTTGGAATTGCTTAACCATTCTATTCTTAATTTCTGTTTTATCTTCTGTGAATTTAAAACGATTAAGATTCTCAAGGTATTCCATTGAAATATTCGCAACCCCTAATCCAACTCTTTTTTCTTTAAGTTCAGGATACATCTCATACATTTCGTCTGAGATTCCCGCCTTTAATATTTGTATTGGTATTTGTGGTCCATCGTAATCCAAAAACCGACTAATATCTATTGCGGTCTCAAAAGATGCTTTATATTGTTCTGTCTGAGTTTTACCTACAGTTTGGCCATAGGAAGCCATTGAGACTAAAAGTCCCGCCATTAATAATATCTTTTTCATATGTTGATTAATATCTTTTAGGCCATCTCCAGTCCTTCTTTCTACTGTACAGACCTAGTAATGTTCCTAATGTAAAGAACTGTATAATCCAAAGAGGTCCCATCCAATCTGTAGTTCTCATTTCGTTATTAAAATAGAACATAAACCCGATTAGATAGATGATTGTTGAGCAAAACAAGATTACTTGTTCAAACTCTTGATAGAATTTTTTAATCATTATTTCTTATCCCCTTCATACCAAATATTATCAGGATTGTCCTTGAACGTTCCGTCTATTTTCCATTCTATCTCATTTACAATGTTTCTCATTCTTTCGTCTTGACTTGTGAATTGCAAATAAAGAAAGAATACTTGTGTTGATAATGCAAATGCAAGCCATAATCCGACTAATCCCAAGTATGCCTTAAACATTACATCACCAATTTTTTGAAAGTTAATTTTTTTCATTTTTCCTCAATTTTATTTTTTTATTTATTCGATTGGTTTGATTGCTCCGCAGATTACGCACTCTTCGTCGCCATCTCCGTCCACATCACCCCAAACGTGTTGACAGTTTCTGTGGTCAAAATATTCATCTATTTTACCATCACCATCAATATCATATCCATCCATAGTTCCGTCACCATCTTCGTCTATCTCAACTTTAACTTGTGGTGTTGTTACGTTACTTGGTAATGGAGTCGAGTCTTTTATATCTTGTGTATTAGATAATGAAATACCGTCCTCCTCGTCCATTTTCTGAACTAACATTTTATCTTTGTCTGTATCACTGAACCAATAGTCAATGATTTTACCATATGAACCAATAAAGGCACCCAACAATAACAACATAAGTTCTTTCCACTCAGTTTCCATTGCAGTTTTTCCCATGATGGCTGCAAAGATTCCTCCCATTATTAACATGAATCCTCCAAGAACCATGGCAGTTATATACCATCTTCTTGTCATCATCTTATTTAACAATTCTTTAAAACCAGTACTTTCTTTCATATAATTTACCATTTAGGAGCTTCTTCTTTAAATTCGTCTCCTTCTTTCTTCTTAGGTTTAGGTGCCGCTGTTGCAGGTACACTAGAATTTTCTTTTATGATTATTGTTTTTCCACCACCCGCAGCTTGTTGTTGAGTTTGAGTGTTGTTGATATTAATCACAGGTGCCGCTTGTTGTGTTGCTGGTTTTTCTTCTTCACCACCAATTAGTTTAGTTGTAACCACACCACCAGCGCCTAAGACGATAGTTGTGACCAATCCAATGATTGTTTTTTTAAGACCTGACCATGTACCGTCATTGTGGTCTTGTGTTTCCTCTGACATAAAATTTGTTTTTTATTTTTAGTTTATTTTATTACGATTGGGTACTTCGCCTCTTTACCATTAATGTCGATGAAGATAAAATCGTAGTCTTTTTTAGGTAATCCTGACAAGTCGTAAGTTTTTTGAGTTGTCAATTCATTAGCCGTGAACCCATCTTTTTTAACTGGTTCTTCACTTCCAAAAGGAACGATTTGTACCGAATATTTTGAACCAACAGTTGTTTCAAAAACTGCCGTTACAATGTTATTAGTTTGATTTATTGATTTAATTGCCGTTGACGTTGACTTAACTCCTAAGTCAACTATTACAGGTTCAGGTAATTCTATTTTTGTACAACCCGCTAATACGATTAAGACTAATGCGATAATTGTTTTTTTCATTTTAAAAATTTTTATATCCTGTTAATTTTATTTGTGTAGTATTCAAGTTAATACCTAATTGAGTTCCATTGGAACTACTTGCATCCATTGTTGGAGAAACTTTAACAGATGTTAAAATATCAACACCACTTCCTATTGTTGAAAATCTTAATTTGAATGGTGTTAAATTTCCCTTAATTGAGATTTTATTATTTTGGTCAATCGCTCCGAATTTAACTTTACCTTCTTTTGAATTGACAAAGATGTACCAAGAGTTTGGAACCTCTGATTTTAATTCTTCAAATTTGATTTTAGAGTTGTCGTAATTAAATTCAAATTGTAATCCACCAACACTATTTCCATTTGTATTAAGTGTTACGGGTATTTCAACATTATTTGACGTTACTGTTACATTAGATAGATTAACATCGATTGATAAAATTTCATTTGGTGTATTAATAAACGATGTTGATTGTATCGCCATAGTTCTAAACGCCATATTAGTCATTAAACTATTCACAGCATTTGTTTGAACCGTACTTGTACCATTTGAACTAGTTACAACTTGTGAAGAATGTGAACGATTTACATCACCCCATAAAAGGTATTTTAAATCAACAATTTTATTTGTTCCTAATACATCTGTTTTAAGATATGTTTTAGGGTATGTAATATCTTTCCAGTTTGTTGTTGTTATTGAGCCCCATGAATTACTTGGAGAGTTATTAAATTCAAACTCAGCTTTAACCCCATACTCATTATTACCCATATTTCTAACATAAGGAGCAAATGTTGTTAATGATATATTTGAAATCGCTGAAGGTATTTTATAATAAGCCCATGTACCATCTTTACTATCAAACTCAATAGGGCCTGTATATAAGTCAAATAATTGTAAACTTTTAATGTTTTCAGGTAAAATATTAGTTCCGTTAAACTCTCTTAAATCAATACTAATTTTTGAAATATTTTGACTATAAGAGTTTATATTAACAACACACCATTCAACTTGTCCACCAATTGTAGTTGCATCTGTTGACCTCCAAGTTGGTAAACTTGTGTACTGATTACTACCAATAACGTATCCTGAAGGAACAGTTACAAGTGTATCTAATCCAACCACTTGACCTAATAATCTTGGTAGGTCTCCTCCATCAATAATTTTATTTCTATTAATATCTGCTGTGTATAAAGATTGACCTGTTTTTAATATCTGACCGTTACTACCATCTAATCCCATTGATGTAAATTCCCCTTGTGCGGTTGTAAAATCTGATATTGTAATTGCTCCGTTATAAATTGCATTTGTTTTGTCCGTGTTGTGCATTACAGTCACTTCATAAACTTTGTTTTCAGATAATAATGATTGAGTAATATCAACATTACCATTAGATAGTACGTTAAATGATTGACTTACATTACTAATCGTATCTCTAAAAGAAACTTTAACATCTGATAGTGCAAGTAAATTAGAACTAACATCAACTTTAGCAGTTACAAGTTTACCTGTGTTTTGGTCTATAATAACTTCAGTTGATAATGGTGTATCCATAAATGTTGGAACTCCAACACCTTGTCCATTCCATCCTGCAACAAAGTTTAATTTAACAGGATTAAATGAATTTGCGGTGGATGCCGCTTTTAATCTAAGTCTTACAACTAACATTTGAGAGTAAGAAGTAAAAGGCATTGCCAAAGCTGTTGCCCAAGTTAAAGTAGCCCTTAGAAGTGCATTAGAACTTGTTAAATTATATGTGTACGATAAACCTGATGTATATCTTACAGTACCGTTAGTATTCGTTGTATTTCCAGCATAACCATATCCAGGATAATTTTGCCATGATAACTGTATGTTTGAACCTTGTGGGAAAACCCCTCCGTTACCTCCTGTACCAGTGTGATTAACTGAAACTACCTCAAAGTTTGTTTGGTCATATTGGAAATCAAACATTAACTGTCTTGTAACTGCGTCACCATTACCATTGGCATGGACTATAACATCAAATTGGTCTCCTCTATTAATAACTCCACCGTTAATATCGGTAAGAACTCTTGTGTCAGGGAACTTAAATTTAATTTGACTAAATGATGTTAAGGACAATAGTAAAAGTCCTATTGTTAAAAGTTTTTTCATTTTATTTTATTTCAAATAATTTATTAACCAATTTGTTACTAGATTTTTTTAACGCGTTACTTAATGATTGCTGGTTAAAATTACCACCATTATCAATTGCCAATGTTGACATTGATATTTCTGAAGATTCCTCTTCAACAATAACTTCTTTGATTTTTTTTCCGTCGTGTTTTAATGTACCTTTAAGTCGGATTACAACGGATTCTGCGTTTTTGTGAAAAACGGAAATGTTTGATTTGGTTTTTAGAACATCTAAATAAACGATGTCAATTGCAACTTTATCCTTTGATTCTGGATTAAGTTCAAAATCTTTTTCTTGTAGAAATTCTTCAACAACGTTTTTAACTCCGAATTCTAGATTACGATTACCTGCAAGGTTCCCAACTTGAATCTTGTTGGTTACAGATTCAATCCATATTTCTTTGGATTGTTTTATCTCATTGTGCGGAAGTGTGGTTAATATGCCGCAGGCAATGATAAGTAATAGCTTATTCATTTTATAGTATCTTGGTATAGATAAATACAATCAAACTGCCTATTTATTACTAAAGATTTAAAATTATGTCAGTCCTTAATGAAGAATTAGATAGAATATTGTCGGTAATGAAAATAGTTTCAGAACAGGAAGATTCAAATGAACAAATGAATGTTAATTTGAAAAAAGCTGTGGAAGTATTAAAATATCTTAGATTATATTCTAAAAATATTGAAAAAATGTTGGTAGAAATCACAAACATGGGGACATCTCAAATTATCGATTTTCATTTACTAGAAAGAGGCCTTAAAACAGTATTACTTAAAAAAGGAGATAAAAAGAAAAACGTTGAAGAGTATTTTAACAAAATTATTTCATCATTAAAATTAAGAGATAAAACAGGTTATGGCCCTGACTCGGATGATGACTACGGATTTGAAGTTGAGGAGCCATCGATTGTACCTAAAAAGGTATATAGAAAAGAAATATTTGAATTACAAGTAGAGCTATTAAAAATGCAAGAATGGTTGAAGGAATCAAATAGAACTGTAATTATTGTGTTTGAAGGTAGAGATTCTGCTGGTAAAGGAAGTACAATTAAAAAATTTACCGAAAACCTTAATCCAAGATATTACAATATTATTGCATTGGGAGTCCCAACTCCTGAAGATAGAAAAGATTGGTGGAACAGATATAAAAAAGAAATTAAACCAGGAATGATTAATCTATTTGATAGAAGTTGGTATAATAGAGGTTTAGTTGAGCCAGTGATGGGGTATGGTAGTCCTGAAGAATATGAAGATTTTATGAAGAATGTAGAAGGATTTGAAATGGATTTGGTTAAAGAAGGAGATTACCTTTTTAAATTATGGTTTTCAATTGACAAAGGAACACAAAAAAGAAGATTTGATATTAGACAACAATCTCCATTAAAATATTGGAAATATTCGCCAAACGATTCTAAAATGCAAGATTTATGGGATAGATTTACAGAATTTAAAGAAAAACTATTCGATAAAACGTCCACAGTTAATCACCCATGGGTTATTGTTGACGCAGAAGATAAAAGAGTTTCAGGTTTAAATGCAATTAGATATATTCTACAAAATATACCTTATAAAGGTAAAGACGAGAAGGTTTTAGACAAATCTTACCCTGAAGCATTAGCAGTTTTAAGACCAAAATCATAATAAATTAAGAAATCTTTTAATTAAAAAGTATTTATAGTAATAAACGTAAATTACTATGCTATTAAAAATTGGGTCTAAAGGAGAAGACGTAAAAAAACTCCAAGAAAAATTGGGTCTTGGCGCTGATGGCGTTTTTGGGCCTGGAACAGAAAAAGCCGTTAAAAAATGGCAAATAGACCACGACTTAGCGGCTGACGGACTTGTCGGTGAAGGTACGTGGAGTAAAATGTTCCCAACTCAACAAGTTATTACAGAACCTGCACCTGTTGCTCCTGTAGTATCAACATCTATTCCATCTAATAGTGGTTTTAAATTAGAAAAGTTAAAGGGTCATATTCCCGATTCAGTAATTGCACAAATTCCTGAAACAGCAAAAAAATTCAACATAACTAACTCACTTAGATTAGCTCACTTCTTGGCACAATGTGGTCATGAAAGTGGTGGATTTAAGGCAACCCAAGAGAATTTAAATTATTCCGCAAAAGGGTTAGCAGGAACTTTCAGAAAATATTTTATTAATGAAGCTGCTGCAGGTCCTTACGCTAAAAATCCTCAAAAGATTGCTAGTAAAGTTTATGGTGGAAGAATGGGTAACGGACCTGAGTCAACAGGAGAAGGTTACAAATTTCGTGGCAGAGGATATATTCAATTAACTGGAAAAGACAATTATACAAACTTTGCTAAATTTATCGGTGAAGATACAGTCGCTAATCCTGATTTAGTTGCAACAAAATATCCATTGGCTTCAGCAGCATTTTTCTTTGATTCGAACAAACTTTGGTCTATTTGTGATAAAGGAGCTGATGTCGCAACAGTAACTGCTGTAACTAAAAGAGTTAATGGTGGAACTATAGGCTTACCTGATAGAATTAAACACTTCCAAGAATACTATCATTTACTATCATAATTTTGTTATTAATAGAATTAATACTATTTTTGAAAAGGAAATTATGGTAATAAAAGCGAGTATTGCAAATGTAATTTATGATTTTGAGTGGGTTTTAAGAGTATTAGAATCTTCAAGAGACGAAAGTCATATGGACTGTACATTGAAGTGCTTTTATTTGTGGGAAAAAAAATATTCTAATTCAAAAGAAAAAAAATTAATCATAAAATTAAAAAATAATTTTTGGGGTTTATTTAAAAATAAAAACATACATGTCAGACCATATATCCTATAATAGTGAATTTTTACCAAGTATAACCATCTTTGTTGTTTTTTCAGATGACCCACAGTATGAACATCTTATACCATTATTTGAAGAATATGGTTACGGGTTTATGATTCCAAATAAAAATATGATTTTAATTGATGGTGAAATTCTTTTAGAAAATGGAAATACCGAGGATTTATTAAAATTCATAGAAGCTCATGAAATTGCACATGTTATTTTAAATCATGAGGGACCAAGAGATGAAGATGAAGAATTAGATGCTGACTTAGGTGCTTACTTATTACTATCCCGAAATAATAACATAAAGGCAATAAAACCTTTATTAAAACATTTTAAAGAGAGACATGGAATTAAATTTGATGAAAAATTATTAGATAGAGTAAAAAAACACTTTCCAGAGTAGTGCAAACTTGACTTTTTTAAGTTAATACCATATTTATTGGTACACATCGCTCCACAAGGAGTGTTCTCATATATCCCTTTTCCAAAAGACCCGCGAAATTTATTTTGTCGGGTCTTATTTTTTTATTATATTTGTAGAAATATTTAGAAAAATGGAACCAGAGAAAGACATATTTGACGAGTGGGATGATGAGAGGTCTAAAAAACCTTGGATTGTAAGAAAATTAGAATTTATTCCATTATGGTGGAATCAGGAAGGTAGGTATCTACATAGAAACGTTTGGACAGGGATAAAGAATATTTGGTATTGGTTACCTGTTATTTGGAAAGACCGAAATTGGGATTCTAATTATATCTTTGAGATTATGATACATAAACTTAAAGCTCAATCGAAATATATTGGAAGTAGGGGGTTTCATATGCGGTCTGAAAGGGATGCTGAAATTATGATGACATGTGTCAGATTAATGAAACTTGTTCAAGAAGAGACCTATAGTTCTGAATATTCTGATTATCACAAGACAAAACATTGGTTTGAAGATATTGAGGATAAACCAGGACTTAGTTCATGGGAGTCGAGATTACTTGAGGAAAACTTTGAGGATTATTTTAAGAAATACCCTCTAATTTACAAGAGAGTGTTAAATGGAGAAGGTATGTTTAAAAGAAAAGGTCGTGAAGATGATAAACAAGTTATTGCAATGAATATCTCTCATATTAATCATGACAGAGCAAGAAAGTTACTATTCAAGTTAATGGAGGAAAATATTGAACGTTGGTGGGATTAATAAAATTTAAAAATTATGTGGAAAGTTTATCTATTAATGGTTATTGTAGTCGGAATTATTTCGTACTTTTGGGTTCGAGGAATTGACTACATGAAAGAAAATCATCCTGATTATAAGGGAGAAGATTTATTTGGAAAATTTGAAGAAGACGATAAAGACAATATATTATGAAACTAGTATTTATATCAGACACGCACAACAAACACAACCACCTTACAAGTAAGGGGATGGGCAACATATTGGGTAGTGGTGACGTTCTTGTACACGCAGGTGATTGTACAAGTATGGGTAAGAGCCATGAAATCACAAACTTCTTGAACTGGTTTGCTATGACCGATTTTAAACATAAAATCTTCATCGCAGGTAACCACGATTTTGGTTTTGAGATGCATACTGACATTGCTGAAGAGTTCAAAGAAAAAGGTATCATCTATCTTTTTGATAGTGAAGTTGTAATCGATGGTGTGAAGTTCTACGGTAGTCCTTGGCAACCTGAATTCTACGATTGGGCATTCAACCTACCAAGAGGAGAAAAACTTGCTGAGAAGTGGGCTAAAATCCCTGGTAATACCGATATCTTAATCACTCACGGTCCTGCTCACGGAATGTTAGATTGGACTATGTCAGGACAATTAGTTGGTTGTGAAGATTTGTTTCACAGAATCATGGAAGTTCAACCAAAAATTCATGTTTGTGGACATATACATTGTGCTTATGGTCAAAAAACCTTTAATGGTGTTGAATTCTTAAATGCGTCTGTTCTTGATGAAAGATATGATTATGCAAACAAACCAATCAAATTAGAGTTTGATGTTAACGAAAAAAAAATCGTTGAGTATTATGACTAAAGAAATATGTGAATGTGGTAATCGTGCGGTATGGGTGTATATGCCAGGCTATTCTTCTGGTGATAACCCATACTCTTGTGATGATTGTGTTCCGAGAGGATGTGACTGTAATTACACATCTATTGAAGAATCAGATTTACCTGAGGGTCAAGAAGGTGTTGATTGGAAATGGATTGAAGATGGTAGTATTTGGACATCTATCGATGATAAAGGTAGAGAATGGCCTTGTGCAGAATATGATTACGACCCTGATGGGTATGAACGAAAAATAAATCCTCACATTATATGAAAAATAAGATAAATGATGGTCATTATTTAGAATTAATGGATAGATTACATGTACAAACATGTATGATAGATGACCACTTAGTAAGTCATCCATTAACAAAAAAAATAAAAAAAGCTAAAAAACTTATTGATAGTGCGGTAATGTCTTTAGCCGAGGCATATCAAATTGTAGGTAATGAATCTTATAAAAAAAATAAAGAAAAATGACTAAAATTTATTTAGATGATGTAAGAACTCCTGTGGATAAAGATTGGATTATCGTAAGAGATTACGAACAATTTGTATCTAAAATTCAAGACATTGGATTGGAAAACATTGAGTTAATCTCTTTGGACCACGACTTGGGGGACACTGCAATGTCTGAATGGCATAAAAATGTTTATCACAACTATACTTTAAACTACGATAACATTTTAGAAAAAACAGGAATGGATTGCACCAAGTGGTTAGTAGAACAATGGTTAGACGGAAAACCTGTGGTAGATGTGGTAGTTCATTCCGCAAATGCAATTGGAAGTGCTAACATGATGGGGTATATTAACAATTATCGACACATAAATAGATTACCTCAAAATTGTGTTAGAGTGAGAATAGAACATACAGTATAATAAAAGGTGGAGAAATCCACCTTTTTTAGTATTTATTAATATGGGTGCAGAACAAAGTCAATTTTCAAGATTACCAAAAAAACAATTAGTATTTATTTCTGAAAAGTTAGTCGACCAAGAATTTCCTATCGGGAACCCTTATGATGGTTTTGAAAGTGCTTATATTACTTTACAAGAAGTTTCAAGATATTTTAGTATTGAAGCCGTTCAAGAAGATGTTGAATTTTTTGCAAAATTTTTAGAATTAAATGAAAACATCATTGCAGACCTTTTTGCAAACAACAGGAAACAAATGAATAACAGGGAACTGATTGAACAATTAGAAATACCTGTCGCAAAGAGTTACAATTTACATTTTGAAACAAATGGTACCTGTACTTACGTTGAATACAAGTCTCAAGAGTTTGATTGTTATGACAAGGATTGGGTAAGGGATTCCGCATCACAACAAAGAGATGACGGTAATTGGGATATGTGGGATAGTAAAGATGTTCATCCAACAGAATATGAAAATTACGAAGAAAGTGATTATGAGTTTGGTGATGTATCTGAAATTGATGAAACTGAAATTAAAACTGAATCTATTTTAGATAGACTTGTAATTGAAAATACTTCGGATGTTATTAAATGTTTAGACAAAAAAACTTTAATTAAACTAAAGTCTATTATTGAATCAAGACTTAGAATTATTTAATTTAGATTCTTTTCTCGCCTGTTTCGCCAATTCACCCAAAGTGTTCTTTTTCTTATCTAACGGATGAACGTAACCTCTCTTATATTTCTGTTCAACTTCTACAGGTCCTGCAGTAGTTATTTTTGAATTATATCTCCAAATGGATATACATTCATCATCTTCGTATACAACCTCCCATTTGGTAGGTTTTATTGGTGTTTTTGAATTAGTAGGTATTGCCATGATGTAAAGATACGAATTTTCCTAATCTTCCCCAAATATTTCCTCATCGGTAGAATAACAAAACTCATTTTGTTTGTTGTCATTTGGTATCCCGTGAACGTTTAAGAATGTGGTTTGGTCTAACTCTATTGTCTTACATTGTTTTTTTGACTTGACCATTCTTTCTCCATCATAAACTCTAATGTTAAAATATTTAGATTCATTAGATACACACCAATTTTCGCACATATGTTTTCTCGCATATTTGATAGTCGTATCATCGCAACCTCCAACATATTTTTTAACTTGTACTGGAACCCAAATACCTTCAGGATTTTTCACTAACATATCAATGCCAATCATATCCATAAATGAATAATCTCCTGAATACATTACGACATTTTCAGAACCAATTTGTTTTGAAATGTATTTTTCAAACATATCTTCAATTTGATTACCTAAATCTGTTGTATACTGTATGGTTTGATTAATTCTTTCTCTAATTTCTTTTTTATTTTCCATCTCAATTTTTCCCATGAACACTTCAAACGGTGTTACACCTTCCTTGTTTTTAAGTTTGAAAAAATATTCTAAAGCATTTTCAAATGATACATTTGTTTTATAATGTTCAGGTAATTCTGAAGTAATCAGGTATGCTGCGGCGGTATAATTTGTATTTAATTTGTTTAATAGGTCATATTGTTGTTCTTCGTTCCAAATTACATATTGTTCTGTAAATTTAGTCATCTTGTCAATAACATATTTTCTAAGTTTTGGACAAGAGGTTTTGAACTTATCCAAAGCGTCTATCACCATTTCCCTCCTTTCAGAAAAAAAATCAAGTTCTTTGTTATATCTTACTGCCCTAACACCTGTTTTGTATGTTGATAAGTAATCTCTCACATATTCTTTTAGAGCTTGTGAAATTTTATTAGTGCTTCTTGATAATTTGTTTTCTGCAAACTTACACCATCTATAGTCGTTTGTATGTTGTGGAAAATAATCACACCCAACCTCAACCTTTTTTGATTTTTTTTGTTCTATTAAAGCTTGTTTTATTTTTGTACGAATATCCATTATACATAAATACCTACAATAAACAAAAATCCCCACCTTGTGAGTGGGGACTTAAATTATATTAATTAATCGTTAACGCCATTGGCCCTTTTCATCCCATTTATTCAAACAGTCATATCCTTGTTCCTCAAAATTACTTTCAGTACCAACCAAATTCACATTTTTTAATTGATTTAAAGAACACATATCAATATCCTCAAAATCGGCAAATTCACAATCAATGATTGCTAAATATTCTAAATTAGGTGGTAAGTTTTTTAATACTCTTCTAACCATTTTTGGAGTTTGTTCGATTAAAGCAACCATTCCCTTTTTTCTATCAAATATATAATGTGGTTCATCTAATGAAAATTTAGTTTGCTCGTTAACCACCTTTTTAACTAATCTAGTTAGGTCTTTTTCTGTTAATCTTAATATTTTCTTTGCCATCTTATTATTTTTATAATAAATACCTCTAATAAATAAAAACCCCCTCTTTCGGAGGGGGTTAGTTAATTTACTCTTCTGTTGAGTCTGTTTTTCCTTTATTAATCCATTTGTCAATGGAACCGATTCCAAAAGACCCTAAAACTAACCATAAGAACGCATTAAAAATGAATTCGTTGATTACTAAGTCTTTTCCTAATGAACCTGTAACAATGTCTGCAATTGCAAACCCCGTCATCATAATAAAAGCTAAAAAACCTACAACAGATTTCTCGTTAATTGTGTTGTTGTCGTTAAACAACTGTGCAAAGAATTTTTTCATAATATTTGGTAATTTACTTACCAATAAATATCTAAAACTTCTCTAAGATACTACAAATTAAAATGGTTCGTCACTTGTTTGTGTTACACCATTATTATTTGTTACGGTTTGTGTTCCTGAACTATCAGTTGTCACCACAGCACCCAACATTAAGTATTTGGTGTTTGCCAACGATGTAAGAGGACCTCTTGGTGTTGATTGAGTTGTTTGAGTTGAATCATATACTGCAGTTCCAATTGTCATTCTCATATTTGTCCAATAACCTGGCCAATATCCACCGTAGAATCTACCAATAGTGTCAGTTGCAGTGGTATAATTAAGTGTATCAACAGAAGTTGCTGTACATCTTACTCCATCAATATAAACCGCAGTGGTTCCATCAGCATTTCTATTATAGATTAAATAATGCCACTGATTTGCAGTAATGGTTGAACCCATTGTATAACTAAATGAACCTCCACCACCATTTCTGTCCGAAGTTATTGTTGTACCATTCGCAAAATATAAATTCAAACATCCTGTAGGACTAGTAACAGGAGAACCTACTATTCCCACATTATTAAAGAGACCATTATTATAAAACCATCCCTCCAATGTGAATGTTCCCGCTCCAAAAGTTACACCAGGACTAATTCCTAATGACTGATTACTACCGTTGAATAGTAAACTACCCGCTAATGTTGTATATGGTGTAGGACTCGGAGTTTGTGTTAATGTTGGTGTAGGTGTTGGTGTTGATGAAGTCCTTGTAGGTGTTGGTGTTAATGTTGGTGTCGGTGTTGTCGTCTCCGTATTGGTTGGTGTTAATGTTGGTGTAACTGATGGTGTTTGAGTATTAGTCACACTTGGCGTTGGTGTATTTGTACTGGTTTCTGTTGGCGTTGGGGTAACTCCTACATTAATTTCTGCACTGATATAAACAGGTAATCCAACGGTCCAATTTGTCGTTGCTGATTGGATTAAAACTGCGTTTCCTGACGGAGTGCCCAAAGGAGGAACACCTACTTGAGTACCAAACACAAAACCAGTATCTCCTGTTGTTGTCCAATATTTCAATGATTGTGAGTCACCAGAATAGATTGCAGTGCTTCCCGTCTGTGTCATTGTAATAGTAATACTTTGTCCAGTAAATTGAGAGAAGTAACTTTCCCTATCTATACCGTTAGAATCAATAGAATTGAAATAAATACCTCTACCATTTATAGTCAATTCATTAGGGTTGGTAGTTCCTGTTTGGATTGCTCCCTGATTCATAATTGTATTACCAGTGCTTGGGAAGTTGTAAGGTAATACAATTAAATTAAATCCATAACCCGTCACAGGTATTGGACTTGTTGATGGTGTTGGCGTTAATGTTGGTGTAACTGATGGTGTTCCAGTATTAGTTACACTTGGTGTTGGCGTACTTGTAGTTGTTGGTGTAGGTGTTACTAAAGTTGCCTCACATGCAGCACAGTTAACATAGAAAAGAAGTGGTGTTGCTCCATCTGTTGGAGTTGCCACGGTCTTTTCAACAATTCTATAGCATCCACTTGGTGTTCCTCCTGTGAATGTTAGATTGAATACGTCACCAGGTGCTAAAGATGATGGTCCTAAGTCAGCAACTAATACGTTCAAGTTGGTACATCCCGAAATTGTGAATGTAGTTACTGAACTTAAGTCAGTTGAGGTTGGTGTTGGAGTTAACGTTGGAGTATTGGTTGGTGTTTCCG